AAACCATAAAAGCTATATTGAAAGATGTAGAGTTAAGCAAAGAACAAATTGAACAAGCTAGTTATGAAATGCCATTGTTTATTGATGGCTACAACAAAGCAGTAGCCGAGCAAAAGAGGAAGCATGAGAAGTATGAAACTTGACCCTAACAAATTCAAACTAATAAGAAGAAAGAACGCTTTGTGGTTTACAGACAAGTTTATGGACAAAAGAGTTATTGTAACCATAGCCAAACTAAACTACTTTGATAGGTTGATGTGGAGATTGGGTTTTAGAGAATATGTCCGTAAGAAGAAAATACAAAAGTGGATTAAGTTTTGGTCAACACCGAGAGTATGAAGAAGAAGTTTAAAAACGGAACAAAGAATAAAGCTAAGTTAAGAGCTATAAGTGATCTAGTACATCAGTGGGAAACACAACTACCTGCACACTTTTATTTAGTTATTACAAAGATACTAGACTCTTAAATTATATTAAAAACTAGAAGGGAGGTGGTTACAACGTGAGTAGACTAAAAAGGTTGTTTTTATTTATCACGCTTTTACTAATAATATTAGTTGGCTTTGCAAGCCCAGCGAAAGCTGAAGAAAGTAATGTTGACAATGCTAGCACGACTCACAACGACACACCAACTGCACGGGCTGGAGGATAAAACCCCGAGTACGCAGTTGTTTGTAACTGCCGAGGCATTTTAAGGGAGGGTGGGGGGTAGAAGGGGTGTTTTTTTATGCAAGATCTTCGTGAATACCAACAAGAAGCCATAGACAAAATGTTATGGTCATTATCTTTGCCAGGAAACTCCGTGGTTAGTATGGCACAAGGCTCCGGCAAGACCCATGTAATTGCCGGTTTTGCAGATCAACACAAAAAACCAATACTTATACTAGTACCATCAAAGGAACTTTTAGAGCAAGACTTAGATAAACTCTCAAAGGTTGTCAAAAGAAAAGAGATCGGAGTATTCTCGGCTTCAATGAACGAAAAGACTATCAAGAAATTCACCATCGCTACAATACAATCAGCTCATAAACACCCGGAACTGTTTACTCACTATGAAGTAGCCATAATTGATGAGTGTGACCTAGTAAACCCAAAGAAAGCCAAAGGAATGTATAACAAGTTCTTCAAAGCTATCGGCAATCCTAAAGTTATTGGTTTAACCGCAACACCCTTCAGGCAAGATGTAATGTACGAAAGATGGGGACACCTTCAGTGGATGCAGAAAGCAATTACAACAACTAAAATCATCTCAAGGTACTACCCAAAGTTTTGGGACAGAATTATCTATGTTGTAAATGTAAATGAATTGGTTGAACAAAAGTATTTAGTACCTTTAACATACAAGGATGTTTCTGTAGTTAAACATCAAGACCTGAAAACCAACAAAACAAAATCAGAGTTTGACTTAGAAGATTTTGAGAATCGAATATGTAAGAATTACACATCCTTCAGAGACTTGATTGTGAGAGTACCTCATAAGAAGAAACTCATTTTCTGCTCATCAGTCAATCAAGCAGAAGTATTGTCTAAAATGACAAACAAATCAGAAGTTGTTACCTCAAAGACTACCAAGAAAAAGAGAGAGGAAATTATATCTAACTTCAGGAGTGGAAAATGCAATATCTTATATGGAGTGAATATCTTTTCAATCGGGTTTGATGTACCGGACATAGATTGTATTGTTTCATTAAGACCGACCAGAAGCCTTCGCCTATGGAGTCAAGTTTTGGGGAGAGGAACAAGGCTATCTAAAAACAAAAAGACCTGTTTCGTATATGATCTAGTAGATAACATCAAAAGTCTTGGAACTCTTGAGAGTATGGAGATTGTAAAGCTAGAGAACAAATGGAATGTAACAACAGATTCAAGACCTAAAGGTTTCCATTTAGCAAAGCTGTTTGAGTATCAGTTAAAAGACACTAGCTAAAATCCTAAAATATCAGCGATATACTTTTCAGTTTCATCAAAGGGAGGCACTCCACCATATTTCCTAACATTTCCTGGACCGGCATTATACGCCGCCAAAGCTGTCTCAATATCCCCAAAAGTCTTTAACTGATCAGCAAGATACTTACCACTACCAGCTATCGCCTCTTGTGGATTTAATGGGTCAATTCCAAGCCATGCAGAAGTGTCTGGCATAAACTGTGCTATACCTTGCGCTCCTTTTGGAGAACTAATTGCTCCACTAATAACATCAGGATTGAAATTTATAGATTCATTACGCAACATCCTATACAAGACTTGTTCTGGTAATTCATTTTCTTGAGTAGCTTTATTTATATCTTGATAATAAGGAAGTGCTGATTTATCTGGGGGTGGAGTTACTCCAGGACTTGGCGTGTCATTATCCCAACCTTGAGAATAGTTACCTTTTGCAGATTCGGGACTTGACCAAGATTCTTCACCAGTTTTGGGATCTGTTAATTTAATCAATCCTTTTTCTCTAAATGAAGCATCTATATCACCTTGACTTCTTTGAATATTGGTATTTCCTTGATCTTTATTACCAAACAATAAGTTCATAAACCCAACCTTGGGATTATCACCAGTTGGAGAAAGAAGTTCACCCTTGAAGGTTCTTACAAGGTCCTGAAAGTTCATACTTTAAGTATATCCTACTTTGAAGCCTTATCTTTCGGAAGTCTGCCAAATCTTTTGCGTTTCGCCGCGATTCTCCTGAAGTATTCACTTTCATCACCATACTTTTCTTTAGACATGACCTTCAAAGCATTACCACTCTTTTTTCCCATATCAGAGAAGTATTTTCTAACTGCTTCTGGTACTGGTTTTTTATCGCCCATACTTGAGTTTAACACAGTGTCTGATTAAGTGTCAATTTGACTAGCTTCCTTTTGTATTTCTTTTCGATTTTCAAGTAATCCTGAACTGTATATTTAACTGTAGTTCCTGAGAGTCTATCCAATTCATCAATTACCTTTTGACCATGAGTTTTTAACATGAACTTATAAAACTTAATAGGATTGCTTTTCTTGCCTACATTACAACCATAACACTGAGGGTAAACTCCTCTTTCGTCAAATAAAGTTGCATTAGTTCTACCGGGAACAAAATGACCGGCTTGTAATCCCCCTATAGCACTAATTGGTTTCATTCTCCTACAAGTAATACAAGTATTCAAATTTCCAATAGATCCTTTGGTTCTTATGTAGATACTAAATGCCTTCCAAGCCTTATCTTTTGCTAAAGTAAGTGGAGATTTCTTTTTTCTTTTCATTATTCATCCTTAATTTTCGGTTCTATGTCCATTAGCCCGTGTTTACCGAGTCTAACCTTAACAACCTGCATGGGGATAGCCAATTTGTTCTTCTTAATCGTTATCTTGTGTTCTGACAAGGGTATCTTTGTCTTTGTCATTCCTGTTTTCCTCATGTCTATACGAACCGAAGCATAATATTTTAAAGCGTTACCACCTGAAGTAACCATCATTGGGAAGTACCCACCAATCTTTTGTCTCAACTGATTAACGAAAACAACCAAGACTTTGTTCTTGCTTACAGGGGAAGTTATCTTTCTTAGAATCTTACCCATTAATCTAGCTTGTAAACCAATAGTCGAATCACTCATACCACCCTCAATTTCAGCCTTTGGCACAAGTGCAGCGACTGAATCCAAAACAACAACACCAAAAGCACCAGATACAACCATAAGTTCTAATATGTCCAAAGCCTCCTCTGCATTACTGGGTTGTGAAATAGCCAAACCATCGAAGTTGACACCAATATCTTGAGTCCTGTTTCTCTCGATAGCCTGTTCTGTATCTATATAAGCACACATTAAGCCTTTCTTTTGTGCCTCACCAATAACAGAAAGAGCAAGTGTAGTCTTACCTGAAGCCTCACTCCCAAGGATCTCAACAACTCGACCTCTGGGAAGTCCTCCAATACCCAAAGCAGTGTCTATTGCGTGTGATCCGGTAGAAATAACTTCAATCTTGTCATTGGGAATAGTAATCCCTAATTCGGGAATGACCAAAGCCTCTTTCCCAAACTGTTCTTCAACATGACCAAGAAATTCTTTAAGGTCTTTACTTATCTTCTTTTTCTTCATATTTACCAAGTGATCGTAAAGTTGTCGTATCTTCATAGAAACTAACTATAAACTTTTCAGTTTCTTCATTCCAGTAAACCTCCGGCTTACCTTTAATGTTCCTTTCAGTTTTTACTTGCCTGACAAAATCAGAGTACCTCATACCCTCCATGTCATCTATCTTTTTTAAGATTGCATCCTCATCCTTGATATCCTTAATAAGAGGTAACATCAATGAGAGTTTGGTAATACCAATCTTTTGAATCTGTTGCTCACTTAACTTGAGTTTCTCTGAGTAGAACTCAAACACCCTGATACACATATAGGCTTTTTCTCTTGAGAAAGAAAACTCCTCACAAGCCAAAAATCCCTCGAAGTTGTCAAAGTCCCAAAATTTGTATAGCTTCTCATCCCTGGTTATTTTAAGGAATTTTCCAATAACAAGAAACAAGGCATCCTGATACAGTCTGGCGAGTTTAAGTTTCTCAAACACCTGGAAGGCTTTTTCATTTGCAGGTAGGTTCTTATCAATAGTGAAGTTCTTACTAAGTTTTACTTGTGGCTTATATTTGGCGAGGTCCATTTCATTTTTTTGTAGGTTTTTCAACTTTAATTTCCACCCATGCTAAACTTTCAGCCCCTTCGTCAAAAACCTTTTGCATGACATAAGTATTTCCATTAGTATCTACTAACAAGAAGTTGCCACCGGAAGCTATAATCTCTTTTACTTTCATTTGTCAAAAATCGTTTCAGCAGACTCAACTAATTTATCTGTGGATTCATCTTCTCTGTTGGTGAAGTTGCTTGAGATTTCAGACATATCATAATCTTTGGCTTTTTTGTATTCTTCCTTTTCCTTAGCATCAAACTTTTTAACATCAGCACTGTCTTTTCTCTCAAAAGAATACCTATCACGACCAGTCTTTCCGGTATTCGTGAGAACCCAATCAACATTCATGGTCTTAATACCAGCGATCTTGGCATCGTCAAGTTTGTTTTTAACTCCCATTGTAGTTCTTAGTACCTGGAATTTCTTTTCATCTCTATTAAGCACAGGGAAGTAAAACTGAATTGAAGCACTATATTGTCTAGCTTCCTCTGCTAGTTCTTGAGACTTTGTTTTGTCAACTTCCTTTAATTTTTTAGACTCACCCATCAACCTAAAGTATTTATTACAATCCTCACATTCTTCCTGTTCTTCAGGGTTATTGATTCGGGGACACTCGGTAACAATCCATTTACCATCTACTTGAGCAAAGTGTTTGCCTTCGTAAACAGGGTCTTGTCCAATTCTGAAGGTTATTGAATCGCCCTTTTCTTTAACTGAGAAATAGAAGTCTCCCATAGAAGGTAGTTTCTCTCCAATTGGCAAGGTTCTCATTACTTAATATAACAAATCGTCAGGTTTGTGTCAAGAGTCAAACAATGTTTGCTTTTCAGGTTTGTTTTCACCACATATTTCAACAAACAATGAGTTAATTATTCCGATAGTTGCAGACATCTCTAAACGACACTGTTTTCTTTTGATATCCGCCTCATCATCACTTATTGGTTTGTTATCAGAACCCATTACATGAGGAAATTGGTCAAAGAAAATATCCGAATGTTCATCGCACAAATCCGTAAGTCTTTTTATAAGTCCACCGATGACTTTGATTTCTCTCATACTTCAGTTAAACCGCCACCAGGAGTTTGTATCATAAACCCAAAAACTTCACCGGACACTCCACGCCTATTCTTCCTTAATCTGATACGAAAAGTACCAGGAGCATCTGTTTTCTCAATAAAGAAGCCTAAATCCGCAACCATTCCAATAGAACCAGAACCCTTATACTCAACAATGTCTGTTTTCTTCTCCCTAGCCATCGTATTAGAAAGCTGAGAAAGGGTTAAAATACAACAGTTCATCTCTTTGGCTAACTTCTGAAGTGAAAGAGCCACAAAAGACATTCTTTCGTACTCATCTCTCTTATTAGCCATGACGTTTTGGATAAAATCTACTACAACAAACTCATATTTGTTTACTCGGATTTCTTTTTCAATCTGGTCCAATCTGTAAAGATCGTCATAAAAGGTCATAAATTCTTCATATACAGACAACCTTGCTTTGGTATCAAGAACTTTCTTCTTTTCCTCACCTTCTAATTCCACAATCAATATCTTTGAGGGTTTGATTTGAGACTTACCACCAATTAGCCTAGAAACTAACATCTCATTACTAATCTCAAGTGAGAAATAAGCAGAATGAAACCCTTTAGAAGCTATGTTGTAGAACATTTCTCCACCTACAAGGGATTTTCCTGAAGCAGTAGAACCACCAAGTACAACAAGTTCTTTCCTTAAAAAGCCACCATCAATATACGCATCAATCATTTTGAAGCCAGTCGGAAGCAACTCAAGGTTCTTCTTGTTTTCTTCTATTCTTTTAAATGTTTCTGAAAATCTACTCGACATACCCTAGCAGTTTTAAATCAGCACCAGTACCTTTACAAAGAGGACACATAATAGCCTTGTCTCCTTTAGCCACCATAGTTCCACCATTACAGTCAGGACACCTATACATTCTTACAATCTCATCAGCAGGTCTTTTGTATGCCTGAACTACAAAGGCAGGATTGAACTCAAAACCATCGAAGATAACTTGATTTCTCTTTCGATCCTCGGCATAAAACTCATATTGATTTTCTGTTAAAATGATCTCCTCACCCTTATTCATAACAATTACCCATTCAAAAATTTCTATTTCAGGTTTCATTCAATACACCCCCCTTCCATCAGCCACAGTTCTCTCATATTTCTTAAAAGTCTTTCTTTGTGGTTGAGAATATCCCTGATTTAATCCCCCACCTTTGTTGGCTTGCCTGTTTAGTCTATTTTTCAATAAAGTACCCATTTTAGTTTTACCAACAGCCTTTGGAGTTTTGGAAGTTTTTGTCTTATTAGAACTTTTTTCCCCTTTAATATATTTACATTCCTTATTACCATTCCCCCCCTCGGTGGTAGCCTCATTACGACCAATCACTTTTGACTGTTCGTCAGCCTCATCCCGACCAATCACTTTTGACGTTTCCGACCAATCACTTTTGACTATTGGGAAATTATCCCGTATATACCGCATTTTTCCACCATTGTCTTTAACTTCTAGCCTTACATTAATATACTTATATTTTCTTAATTGAGATACTGCTCTTTGTATAGATTGCTCTCCACAACAGAATTGTTTTGCCAAAGCTTTATTGCTAAAAAAGAAGTTTTTTGCTGTATATGTATGGACAAAACCATAAACAAGCATCGCTGTTTTACTTAATCTTCTATCCTGATATATATGTTTTGGGATTTGTAGAAATCTTAACTGATATTTTATTTTAGTCATGTTTATAAACAACAACCCCTCCGTTATGCCCACTCTTGAAGTGACGAAAGGGTTGTTGACAAGGGAATGATTTGAGCAGACATAATTAAATATGACACCTCCAGATATCTCTGTCAATTGACAAATATCTAACGCCATGCAATTATTAGACAGCGTATGCGAACCTGAACCATCTGTAACCCGATTTGGTTGCTTTTCAAGTCTGGTTGGCATACGCCTAATTAGAAGCCTCAACTATGCTAATTGCCATAAGATATACAAAAAACGACTTACTTGCCCTTACAATGGCTCTGGTGCAACCACAGATAGCAGAAAGAGATGACATCTACATCATAGATACAACTGAAAATAGAGAAGGACTAGAAATCGCCAAAAAGTATGGAACTAGTAAGTCAGTTATCTTGACTGAAGTTGGAGATTACAGCCAAAGAACTTCAATAGACTTCTTTGAAGAATACGCCAAAAACAACGGACACAAAGGAATCTTGTACTTGAAGAATGTACTTATATCGACAACCTTTGTTTCAAGCCTCAAAAGAGCCATTACTTTAAACAAATATAAGTTTCTTTCACCGGAAGCCTTGCCAAACAGAGAAAGACTTAATCCCAACTTTAAATGGCATTGTCCACCAACAAGATGGGTAAAAGAGTGTAATGATTACATACCAAGATGTTTGTATGTTTCTTTTACGGGGAAAAAGACCGGAAGATTTACTAACGAGAAGATCGTGTTATTGTAGTTACTCTCCTTCAACGATTCTAATTCTGTGGTTTTGGTTGTGTTTTTGGGCTACATTTTCAGCCTCTCGTCTTTGGCTACCTGATATATTTACTCCTCCACTATTCTCATAACCATTGTGTGCGTCATAGAGTATCTTGTCTGGTTCACGACTAGACTTACATTTCTCATCAGTACAAGTAACTCGAATGAATTTAGCACCCAAGTTTGTCTTACTTCTCTCGATGGGGTTCATTACTTCTTCACTTTACTGAACAAATCCGAAGTGGCTGCGTAAAAAGCGTACAATGCCACAAAACCTGCTGCCTTCCAATCAACACCTGTTGCTAATTGTCCGAAAAATATTACTAAAATAGGAGCAGTAAACTTTAGCAAGTTTTTATAAAATTTCTCTTTTTGTGTTTTTGTTAATCTCATAATCATCACCACCTAACTAAGAACTTGAACAAGTCCCATCTACTTAATCCCTCTACAGACTTCTCTTTAGACTCCTTTAGAGCCATTTTAAGGTCGCTAACTTGCGTTTCATACGCAGATAGACCTTCTTCAAGTGTTTCAACCATAATCTTTGTTTTGTCATTTTCCCAAACTGCCTTATCTCGTTCACCTCTTGTTTTATTAAGTTGTTCTTGTAGTTCATTAGCTTTTCTTTCCTCTTTTCCAAGTTTCTCCACAGTAATAGACAATTCCAACGCCTTATTCGCCAATTCTTCATTCGCACTTTTAACTTGCTCCCGTAGACCTGAAACTTCATCATCATATTTTTTTGCCCTATCAAACAAAGCCCTTATGTCTCCTTCATTATCTATCGTCAAACCACGTTCTTGCAATAGTGTACTCAACCATTGTGGTACTTTTGGAACTACTACATTCTTGGGTCTCAGAAAACCTAGTACGTTGGTATAAGTTCTCTCTTGAATGTGTGCATTGGTTCCTAAAGGATTATTTTGCTCAAAGACTTTCATTCTGGTCTGAGTAGCTTCTATTACAATAGCTACATGACCATATTTCCCGTATTTGTTGCTCCAAACCACCAAGTCTCCTCCTTGTGGAATAGTTTTTAACTTATTGGGAATTACCTCGAAGTATTCTCTAGTGTAGTTATCAGCTTTAGTGTAGATTTCAAATGCTGATCCATTTTGAATAGTAGCTTTTGGTATTCCTAGAGAGAATATCCAAGCATAAGCCAAGTCAAAACACTGATAAATTGCAGCTTTATAGGAAACTTCAACAAACTGACCTATTGTGTTATCAACAAACTGATTTAGTTTATCTTTCATTTACTTGAGAATGCTTCCCAAATCCAATTGACTCCAATTCCTATTATTGTAAAAATTACTGTTGCTTGTCCTATTGCTTTGTTTTTCCAATTAGTGTTCTTGTCAACTTGTTCTTGTACTTTATCATATCTATCATCAAATCTTTTTGACTGTTTATCAAACATATGAGTAACTTCTTTTCGAAAGTCTTGAATAGCCTCATAAATGTCTTTTTGTGAAACATTACTTGTCATGATACTGCTAAACCTCCTGAACTAAAAAACATCGGATTACCACCTATAGGGACATAAGCTAATTCCTTAATTTCAGCAGGTGTTAAAACATCATTAAAGAAAGCAACATCATCCATTAACCCCTCCATTCTATTTCCAGCGTCTATTCCTACTTTGTATTGGTCTGCCTGTCCAACAGAACCACTTGAGTTTGTGACAACTTTAGTTCCCAGTTGAACACCATCTAAATAAGTAAGCATTGTTCCACCTGCACCCGTAGTTAATGTTAAAGCGTAATGATGCCATTTGGTATCTGGAGGTGTTGCTGTAGTGACAGTATCGTAACCCTCACCAACTCTATAAATTGCCGCAGCTAAATTAGCTGATGTTACATATAAATAAAGTTGCTTCATTGTCGCGGCATCATTCAAAAGCATAAAACCCATTGTGTCAGTAATATTTGTTCTTTTTGCCCAACAAACAAAACTTGCAGCACCATTAGCCCATATATCTTCAGCCCTAGAGAAATCTTTATCCGTATTAGGATCTCCAAAGTCTGCTCCATATCCATACTTACCACTAGCAGTTTCACCTACTGTGTTGTTATTAGTTAATGTTCTACTGTTACCTGAAGAATCGGTTACTAATGCACCACTATCAAATTCATAGTGTGCCAATAAATTTCCATTACCATCTAAACTGGTATCTGTTAGCTTTGTCATTAGTCTGAGTATTGATCTTGTTTATATCGTATTTGAACATCTTTTAATCTAGCATCTCCTGTAAGGTCATCTTCTGAAATATCACGCATAACCTCAAAGTGTACCCACTCACCTGCCGCCGGACCACCTGCCAAAGTAACATCTCCACTCCATGCTGAAAGGTGTTCATCTCCTTGTGCTAACCAGGTATCTTCAACCTCAATCGCAGTTCCTACTGCTTGATCTATAGCATCACTGTCTGCAAAAGACCTTCCTGAAAGTTCAAAGGTAACTGTTTCTGCTGATCCCCCACCAGCATTTGTCCAAGAATATCTAAACTGAATTACTCCACCATCCCACGAATCAGGCATTTGAAAGTTTATAAAAGCTCTCTCATCTGAGGAAGCATCAAAGTCTAGTACATGGTAATCAATGTCATTAGTTCCTGCCTCAATTATTTCCTTATCTCCACAAGGGGAAGTGGTACAAGGTTGCAAACCTCCAAAGATTGATATAGTTCTCCAGGGGTCAACTTCATTAACATCAATTTGTCCTCCAGTTGGAAGGTGAACATCAGCAGGAGAAATTCCATCTGCATCAGTTCCATCAAGCATTTCTTCAAGGGCTGTTATAGAAGTTCCCCACTGATTAAAGTATTCTTCGTGATTAAGACAATTAATAGCAAGACCTTCAGCCAAGTTTCCTTCATATCCTTTTAATCGTGTAACTCCAGTTAAAGCGTAATTCGAAGGACTATCTCCAGAAGTAGATGTTACATAGAAAACTGTTTCGTAATCAGTTCCCCACCCCACAGTAAGAATAGTTGGAGTATTTGTTGGAATTGCATCTGTATCAATATCTGCATCTGCTGGATCATATATCCAGGTTGAACGAAGGGAAGCAGAATAGGTATCATTGGCGAGATATATCGTCATATTTTAAGTATATCGTAATTTAGTAAGACTTGAACCATTTAGTATCAGATTTTGTTCCTCTTTTCGGTTGTAAGTCTAAAGCAGAAATATGTTCCGGTGTTTTAAATATCTCCGACAACTTAGTAGGCTTTCTAGTTTTTCTTGAAACACGGGATTTAATTATCTCATTTGCCTTGTTTATCATCGACCTTTGTTGTGTAGCAGAGATTCCCCCACCACTCTTATAGTCTCTGTCCATGTAGAACTTTCCAGTAGACTCATCAAACCTGATATTGTATAAAAGATTCTTTTCGTCTTTAGTGATATACCCCATGTCATATAAGTAGTTATAGTCAGTAGTCCCACCCACTGCATTATTAGCAACAGTTCTTTTCATCAAAGCCAGTCCCGTTACAAGTTCATCTCTGTCCTCAAACTCTCCACTAACAAACTCAATCAAGCCTTTTCGTTTATCTAGTGTGTTCATAGAAGCCATCTTGTAATACTCAAACTCATTTTCGGTAACACCTGATGCCTCAAAAACCTTTTGCTTATACTCATCAGGAAGTTCAGGATCTTCAAAAACTGTCTTTAAGGTACTAAAGGCACTTGCACGAACACCGGCATCACTTGAGGTTGCGTCACCCTTGGCAAAATGCAAATCTTTGATTTTACTTTCATTAGATGTTTCCTCTTTTTTGAACCAATCAGAAAGTCCTCTCTTTTCTGGATTAGCGAGCTTCTTAGCTGTTATAGACTGTTTTGCTATCTGTTTATCATAATATGCCTCTTGTTCATCCTCTGGTGTCTCTTTAAACACCGCAGACTGTTTTCCAGTAAGGGTAGGATATACGTCACTTGTACCTTTATCTCTTGCATCCCACATCTTGCTTGCCTCTTTTGCATTAGGAATAGAACTACTACCAAAGAAAATAGCTTGTGCTTCTTGAAGTGGGTTTAGGTCTCCTACAGGATAATTGATATTTCCTTTGGCAGACTCAGAATATCCTTGACCTAAAATATCCAAAGCACCAGTTGTCTTGAGTGTTTGATTACCAAAAGGTACTAAATTCCTTGTAAGGGCTTTATTAATTCTTCCACTGTTGTCAACATTTTCATTTTCATAATTTTCTTTAAGCAATTCTCCTATTTGAATTGGGAAACTTATCCCTGGACCAACACCAGGCATTAGTTGTTCAATAGCACCCTCTACTGATTTGCCAGTTACTCCTGCAATTAAAGCTGCCGCAAAAACCTGTGAACCAATCATTTTTGCCGCATCTCCTTTTTGACCTGCATCTACCATGGCAAGTGACCTGTTAATCAACTTTACGTTATATTGCTGATACTGCAAAGCAAGTCTAATTAGTGGATTATCCAACATTTGTGGTGTATTAAATTGATGAAGAATAAACCCATTAGCAAACAATTCACTTCGGACAAAAGTATATAGTTCCTCTCCCTCCAGCCCTACTCTTTTTCCTTCTGCCTCTGCAGCATATAAAAAGTCTCTGTTTTTACTATTCTCACCAGTCTCCACAAAAAAGTTTCCAACTTTTCCAGCAGTCTCGTCAACTTTAGAAAGAACACTCTCCTTTTGTGGTATGCCAAGTTGTTTAGACACATTTACTTCCACACTTCCAGCATCATATTTATCAAGGATGTCTATTCCATTTTTCTTGTCTATTCTCTTTTGCTTTATTCCACTCTTAATGTCAACAGAATTATACCGAACAGGAACTCTGGTACTTTCACCTTTTTGCTTTAATCCTGTAGACAAGTTACCCCAAATTTGCGCTCTATAAAAAGTACCAGTAGCGAAGTTTACCGCCCTGTCTAAAAGAGTCTGTTTATACCTTGTCTTTTTAACCAACTTGTCAATTTCTATATCAAGATACTTGGTGGTTTTTTTGTTAAATTTATACTTTCCAATTTCATTAACAAGAGCCTCTACTCTGTAGTTTTCTTCGGCTCTTAACAAACCCAAGAGAGTTGGATCTGAAAGTTGTTTTTTATTACCATCTGCCATGGCAAGTTTGTTTAGATTGTCACGAAGATCCATTTTTTGTCCTACATGAGTTAACCTTTCTACCAATATCTCAATTTGCTCATTGATAGGTAAATCTTTTATCCTTTTAAGAGTACCCTCAGATCTGTTCCCCATATCTCGAACTTCTCTCATGGCAAAAGTCAAAGAATTGTCTCCATGCTCAGCAGTGATTTTATTAGTAACTTCGTCAAAAGTATCAGACCTTCTTGCCTCAATGTTCATTGTGGGTTTTTCTATATTGCCCACCTTTTCAGAGGATGCTTTAACATAACTAAAGTCATCACCTGGCTTGGAATACAAACCATCCTTATCTGGTACAAGATGTTTTTCAACCTTTTTAACAAATTCAGCTGTTTTTGGATCATAGCCAGCTTGTCTCCCATATTTATCAAAAGCTACTTGATCCATATAGTTCTTCATTACCTTGCTGTAATCAGTAGAATAATCTGTTAATGCACCAGTTCTCTTTTTAGATGAACCCAAATCTGCTGTAAAACTACTAACCCAAGAATCTTGACCCAACCGCCTTAATTCGGGAATTTCATTTAATGCAGAGGATTTCATACGAGGAACGTAGTTTTCTATTTTCCCAAGTGAAGGGTTTTCTCTAAGCGGATGAGAAACATCCATCAATTCTTTGTGTTTTTCTATGAGAGGTTTAATATTGCTAGGAGCAGATTCAGGATTGTCTAAGTATTTAAAAAACTCATCATCAGTCAAGCCAGCATCTCTAATCCTTTGTGCTTGTTTATCTATCAAAGCCTCTCCGTGTGCTTGCATATTTTTATATGCTCTAACTGCACTTTCACCAGAAACAGTGTCTTTAGGAGGATGTGATGTAGCAAAAGACTCGATAGTGGGTTCTAGTCTGGGTTTGTTGATGAGATCCTCTGTCTTTTTGACAACCGCCTCAACAGATTCATCTCCACTTTTTAAAGAGGATTGTTTATTTGTTACACCAACAACCTCATCACCCATTCCAACAAGAGATTCTAATTCTTCCTTACTCATCTCCTTGGACCTTGCATTACTAGAATTGTCTCCCCAATCGACAAGCTGTTCAAGCCTCCCTACGGGTTCCTCCAAACCTTGTTCTTTGTTGACAATGTCCCCCAGCCTACCCCTTCTACCTTCTACTGCATCTCTAAGTTCTTTCCACATCTTTGTTTTGCTATCAGGAGCAACTTTAGTTGCGTTAGCATATTTATCAAAGATTTCCTTAACCTTTTTATCGCCAAGCGTATCAACATAGCGAACCATAGCAGGAGTAAATTTTTCAGTATCAAAACTCTTAGAACCACGACTAAACCACTCATGGAGATCATCTAGTAGCCTTGCGGAATCAAAAGAAGATCTTTTCAGTTTAGTTGTTAAGTTTTCCACTCCTGGTCTTATACCTTGAACAGACTCATCAACTACTTCTTTACTAAACAGGTCCTTGGTTCTTTTAAGAAAGTCATCAGCTTTGGGTACATCTATTTTTTCAAGAGTTTTACCTGCCTGTTTGTTTCTTAAAACTCCACCAGCAAGTAAAAGAGGTAATTCTGCTACATTGAATAAACTTTGTGTAAGTCCAGGCTCAGTTGTTACAGACTCTCCTAACCCAACCGGTTTTTCATATGTTGCTGCTTTTACTCCCTCACCTGTTACATCCCACCCCTCTTTCCCTTCAAGTTTTGCTTTATTTACTCCTTTGAGGTATTCATATGGAGCAATTAAAAGATCAGTTGGATCAGGAACCGCCAAAAGAGCATCTAAGCCCAATCTACCAGCACCCCACAAATTCTTTGAAGTTATTTTTCCGTCAGTAGGAGTAAAAGTCTGCCTAAAAGCATCTGGGATATCCTTAGCACCTTTTACATAAGTATTCTCTATGTAATTACCAAAACGATTAGCAAGATAATCTACTGGCTTTATTCCAGTTTTTATATTTTGCATAGCTGCTGGCATCCAATAGCTTCTTGGATCTGATTCTGCTACACGCTGTCTGCCAGCCTGAGCATAATCAGCAACTTTATTCAATGTGGGGTTAGAGGCAACTTGCCCTATCTTTAGGAGAGCTTTTTCTTTAAGTCGGTCGAATAATACCATTTCATTTTATTATTGTTTTCTAAGTAAGTCTAAAATACTCGCAGGATTCAAAGCAAGATTTGAAGCAGTGCTTGTAAGGTCAGTAGAAGTTGGTGTTGCAAGACTATCATTTAAAGCATTAAGTGTTGTTGGTATTCCACCAGAATCTACCGCAAAAGAAGAAAGTGCATTTGGGTTTAATGGGTTCATTCCAGCTAACATAGAGTTAGAATCTCTAATTCCAGTTAAAAGTGAAGCAAAGTCTACTGTAGCATCTTTCATTCCAAGCCTTTCAAGATCTGTTGCGTAGTCATTCATCGTATTTAAACTATTAGTTGCACCAAGTCTTTGTGTTTCGGCTGTAGCTTCTTTCGCATTATAGTCTGAAAGATTAGCCATCTCATTTTCTCCCCTTCTTGCCATATTTTGTCCCTGCCTACCAGCAAGGCTTCCTGTTACCTGATTCATTAGTCCAAGCCTTGAGGAATCACCATATCCACCGGCTCTTGCTGCGTTTGCCGCCCTTGTCCTTGCAGACTGTCCAAGTCTTGCTGTATCACCAGCTATACCACTAAAGGTATTTGTTATTTCCTGTCCAGAGTTTGTGAATAAGTCTTTTGCCCTTGTACTAAAGTCATTGGCATAATTCATTAAGTTATCAAAAGTGTCTTGTCCTTTATTTCGAAGTAAACCCCCCTCTAGCTGTGCAGCTTCCATGTCAACCAACCATTGAAGAATAGCGGATTGCTCTGCATCCATTCCACTGTCATCACCTGTTGGAGGGGCTGTAGTTCCTAAAGTATCTGAAGTAGGAATACCAGTAGGATAATCAGAAAATGTATAAGAACCTTCTTCTGTAGCAGGAAGTGTCTCTCCAGTAGAAGCACTAACCTCAGTTGGGTAAAAAGCCTCTAGCCACTCAGAAACACCTTTTTCTGGAAAAGTAGCTGTTAAAGCAGGACCAACAACGGGGTTTGATTTTAGAGGTTCTATAACACCTTGTCCCACTGTGTTTATAGCTGTACCTGTTTTTGCTAAAAGATCTGTGAACCAACTCATAGTATGTTATAATTTCTTGATGAAAAAACTTGTCTTTCTAATTGTCGGTGGAATTTACACAATGATTATGATGACAATTCCATTCAGCGAACAATATCCTTCAAGTAAATACCTCATCCTTTGTATCTGGATAATAGGTATTTATCTATTAAGAAAAAGTATTTTAAAGAAAGATATCTTTTCCTAATTTAAGTATAACTTATATCTTTAATACTTGTAACTTTAAGCTAAAGCTGTAAGTCTTGCTTTTCCTGGTAGTTGTCTATCACTCAAGGTGTAATAGAAAAACACTCCTCTAAATGTCATTTCATCAGACTCTCCATCGTTTTGTAGGTTGATTTTTGTCCAAAACAAGTCTTTTTGCCTCAAGTTAATATACTTAATCAAAAGAGTTTCTCCAGTTTCAGGCTCTTGCATCATTCCTATTTCTTGATCTCCCCATTCGTCATTACCAAAACCAGATAAGACGGGATCTGTTGATACTCGATATCTTGGGAAAGTTTCAATTCCACTTGCTCCAGTACCTATGGCTTGAACTGTAGTTCCATTACCTGTTAGAGAACCAAATACCAAAACTGCCTTGTCGAATTTCTTAAATTGGTCGGAAAGTTTGGCATCATATTGTTTTGTGGTAATAGAAAGAGTTATCTTTTCTCCAGTACCAGTAGATGTTGCATAGTCTTTTCTTCCGGTAAACATTTTGACTACATTCCCACCATAATCAGAACTTGCATCTGATACACCAAAATACAAGTTTTCTACATCAGTGGTTGGGTGTTTTGCTGTAAAGAAAACAGAAGGGTGAAGTCCTGTCCAGTGACTCCAGGTGTTATATCTTTCGTCATATACAAGAATTGAGGTATTCCCTGTTCCTGCCTCTCCTGTAGAAATACCAAACAAAGACAAATTCTTGTAATAACCACTACAGACATTGGGTAAATTGGCGGTTGTAACCCTTCTAGTAACAGAATCAGCCTTTAGAGACAAAACTGAATACCTAAGAATAGTTCCATAGTTTTCTTCATGTCCTAAAGTGGCAACACCTTCGTCTGAATAGAACCTAATATCATTACCGGCAATATGAGGAGATAATGGAGACATTGTTCCACGGATAACATTGACATTTTGAATATTAAAACCACCAACGGGATCACCTTTCATTAAACCTACTCTTGAATCTTTAAACACTGCAAGCCCATCATCATTGGCTACTGAAAAGGATTTAAGTGCGTTAATATCCTGCCCATCTCCTTTTTGAAATCCATCAAAACCTGAACCATCTGGAAGTGTAAAAGAAAGACTGTTATCCATAGTTTCAACAATCTCCTGCTCACCTGACCAAACAATGACATCTTTCCCAAGTTCTGTGGTTGTACCCACAAGCATATTTTGATAAGTATCTAATAAGTAAAAGTGATAACCTTCTGTGCTGTTTGCAGATGGTACAGTAAACATATAATCAACTCCAGACTGTCCTAAAGGATTTATGTCTTTATCAACATAAGTTGTCTCAGAAGCGTCAAGAGCAGCCAAGAAAAATTCATTCTCAGCAGTATCTCCTCTAAATATCATTACCCTAGTAGCATCAGAAGGAGCTTCAGGAAGTGTTAAGGTTAAATAAGTCCCACCATCAATTTCAGGCATACTTCCAAACCATCCCTCACCCTCTGCCTCATCTGTTTTTGCTGGAGTAGCAAGAGTAATACCTGTTTCGTTCAACCAAGCATATCTATAGTAGTAGGTGCGAGTTCCAGAACCACTGCCTGTTTTAGCAACTGTGGGATAAGTATCAGGATCATCTAAGGTTACAAAAATTCCCCAATCAGTACCATCAAAAGTAACCATTCTGTCGTTTGGTCCAGCAAAGTAAATAGTATCTCTTATTTGAACCATGTTAATAAAATCACCAGGAGTAAAAATCGGAGAATCATCTGCAAACTCAGGATCAGTGTCTGTATAACCCTCTGGAACATTGGCTGTTAAAAGTGACCATGTTTCCAACGAAAAACTATACACTTCAATTTTACCCAAATCGTTAATTCTCAAAACATAGTCACTTCCGTCAATATCATAAAAGGATTTTGCATTTACAATATTGTCTGTGCCATCCATGGCTTCGCCTACAAGTTGAGTTCCTTGTCTTTTGGTTATTGTTCCATATTGAAGATAAATACCATTTATAAGTTCTGATAACTCAGTGTCTTTTAGTGAAGCAGGATCGGGGAGACTGTTCCATCCATCAGGAAAACCCTGACTTCCAGTTCTTTTGATTTTGGGATTACTACGTTTTTCAGGATACCTAAACATATCATATTCTAGCTGATCTATCAGTTCTTACTGCGTATCTGTCTCTCGCAACCCTAAGTTTATCAAGGCTTCTTGGGTTACTGACAAACTTCAAGAGTTCATGCCTTCCTGGTACTTGCTCCATAGCAAGATACCCATTAAAACGATTTTCGTATTCTACTCTTGCATCGTCTTGTGAACCAGGTAAATTAGCTGTTCTGTAGTATTCACTCAAAGCACCATAAGCAAGCATATCTCCTGGTAAAAGTATCTTATCTGCTGAAGCTGAAGGTTTAGGTGGTGTAGCAAAATACCACAAAAGACAATCTTCTGTAGTTTCTATTGCTTCCTTAAAAGACACTTTCCATCTACCAAAATTCTCATGAGTAGGATCATTCTCCATTTCAACATAGATTTCTTGGTCATCAGGAACTCTGTCTGGATCTGCTAAATCAACCTCACCATGTACTAATACATAAAGAGAATTTGACCTTTGGAATCTAACTGGCAAGTAAACTTCAGTGTCACCTACAGTAAGAGTTAATTCGTCTTTGGTTAATAGCCTTCTCCAAAATCCCCTCTTAGAAGCCTCCTCATATTTTGTTTGGATGTAAGAAAGCCATTGTGCGTATTCATCTGAATCTACATTTGGGACTGTACCACCAGCGAAATTAGCCATATAGGTCATAACTTCTCCTACAGTGCCTATAAACTGGGTCGTGTTTGTCAAAGCCATCTTAATTTAAGTATAACCTAGAACCACTTTCCTTGTAATAAAAAGAGAGGGTAATTTACATCACCCTCCTCTTTTCTGTCCGTCAACCTATTATTAGGTAATTGCGTATGGGAAACTAGCTGTTTGATCTGTGTAAGTCACCATAGTTCCTATATCAACAGAATATTCCTCTGCACTTTCTACGACATAAGCCTCTCTGTTTCCGTCAACTTCTCTACCTAATACGAAAACTGTCCTTGCTGTAGCTGTTTTTGTAGCCATAAATAATCACCTCAATCCTATTTTAAGTATGTATTGATTACACACAGAATGTAACCCCCCCCACGCAAAGAACCTCTCGAAAGAGGCTCTGTGCTGGAACTAGTGTTTAACTAGACTCCCAAATTGTGCATATAACAGTGTGCGTTTGGATTACCCATTTTAAATGTGTATTCACCTAACACCTGCCATCTGAACGAATCTCCTAGTCTGGCAAGCGGATATGTATGCCACCCTCGATTTCTCTCAGGTTTGTAGCCAATATCACTTTCGTCAACAGCCAAAACCAAGTCATCCATCCATCCAGTTCTTTCCTGAATTAAGACAACATCAATTTTGCCGTACAAATGTGAAAGATATGTACCTACTTTTCCAATACCTCTTGTGTCGTTCTTTTGATTTGTTCTAATCAAATCTGAGAACAAGTATTTGAATTTTCGCATAAATCCACCACCTACATAAAGAGTTGGTTTATCAAAAACCTTCGCACTCAATAGATCAAGCGCGTTGTCCAATTTGCCCATAGGACCATCATCTCCAGTAGCAGACCAAGTTGCTGATCCACCAAAGTCAACAACATTTCCAGAAGCATAAGTATCTATCATATACTTTATACCTCCCATTGAAGTTGTCTTGGTAGCATCATCTTTGGCACGAATACCAAGAACGAGTTGAGATTGCAAAACCTCAGCCAATTCTCGCTGTTTTCTGGCGATTAGTTGACCAGAATCCTCTTTCCCTCTAATGAGAGCTTCGTTTTCTGTACCAGAAAGATCTACAACATCTTCCAAAATGGAAGTGTAGTTATAAAGATCTTCGTAACCAGTCGTAATCATCGTATCAGCATCTTTACCTTGTGCGGTAACCATACCAATTCGCTTTACTGTGCTAGCACCTGCGATTTCAGCCGCATCACCAGCCCATCTACTAAACTGAATCTGAACACCACCAATAACACCAACAACTTTAAGTTGCTCGCCAGAGGCGGTTTCCATTAAGTCATCCACGTTAAACACACCAGGAGTATCTACAGTAATAACTGCACCACTATCCGTAGTACCTTCTGCTACAACTGCTGTAACTGCCCTGTTGTCACGCAACGACCACTCAACTTTGTGAGATTTAACTGCTTGTTTAAAAGTTCCGATTCTCTTAACCAACTCAATTCTTGGAGTCGGATATTTCTTAATCTCTTTTTCGATATTAAGATATAGTTCCTTGTCTGTAGCGGTTAGAGTCGAACCTTGTCCGTAATTAACACCCATATTTAGTCACCCCAATTCTTCCTATTCAAAGAGTGCAATAAAGTCACTTTGTTCTTTGAATGGCAATTTAGTTATATTCATTTTTCTTCCTCCAATAGAAATCACCTAAGTCTAAGTTTTTTAATACCCTTGGCGATTGATTCCCCTGGAGAAAGTTCTTTATCACCAGTATCTTCATCAACTTTCGGGCTAACTTTGACTTTTCCAGCAGACTTGTTTTTAACTATAGTCTGTGTCTTTAAAGAACCTGCCTTCTTGCCCAAATTGATATTACTAATAGCGTCTTTCGCTATCTGAGCAATAGAGTGCTGTCCTCTAAAAAGTTTTGTATTTTCGTCAAAATCTAACTCCTTAAACCTCTTTGTTATTTGTTCTTGTAGTCCTTTTACATAATCAGGACTTTTAGAGTCAAATTCAGGAAGTTTGGAGATAGTTCCAATGTCCCGTTCTATATTGCTAGCAACTTGTTGCCTTTGTCCCTGTCCTACTATTGTAGAAATGGTATTTTTTAGTTCAGTGATTTTTTCTTCAGATGACTTTGTCTTATCGGCAAAGTTCTTCTGAAGTGTGTTCACCACGTTGGCGACATCACTAAGTTTCTCAAAATCATCAGCCTTATATTCTTTTGCCTCAGTTTTTGGTTGTTCCTTTTCAGGAGTTCCCTTAAACTGGGTTTTCATGTATTGGGAAAGCAATTGAGGATTCCTCAAGACTTTCTCATACTGCTGACTTTTGGCTTTTTCGTTTGCTAGTTGTTGATGTACTGCTGATTGAGGGTTGGGATCAAGTTTTGTTCCCTTCTCTGTTAGCTTTGTTTCTGACTTGGTTTCTTCAGCATCCTCGGATTTTTCTTCCGGTTCAACTTCTTTAGTTTCTTCAGGCTCTTTGGTTTCTTCTTCCTGATTATCCTCAAGTTCTTCCTTATCAGATTCTAGTACGTCATCTGACTCGACTTCGGTTTCTTCACCGAACTCTCTATCAGATGTATCATTATCCGTCATAATTATCACCACCTTTCCTGCATAACCTAACGATGTTTTTAACGAGGCTCGCACCCCGAAGTTTTGCCTGAAAGGGATAACCTTTCTGACTTAATTTAAGTTTATATGTAATTTATTTGAAGTGTAAACCTGTGAAGCTACTAAATACGCTTGTTTGTCTCAACATGAATCAAGTGTCCTTTTGAGGTTAATCTATATACACCAGGGTAAACTTGGCGAGAATATTGACACCTTTTACAACCAAAGATATACCTTGATTTGTCTAATACACGGAAGATATGCTCTCCTTCTTTGCACCTGTGTTTCTTTCTAGGAACATCCATATATTTAACCTTTAACTTTTCTATATGGGTTGCCTTAGAAGCCACACCTGTTTCTGGATCAATATCAATCTTTTCAACAGGAATCTCTTTTGTTATCCACTTGCCTAACTTATGAGGAAAATCACTTTTTTTCATCTCTTTCGATTATAACCTTATCCTCTGCCTCTTTTTGTTCAATCTCATTATGCCTATCTATCCACGATTGAATTTCTAATAACAAACCACGAATAAACTTAATTTGACCAACCAATTCGTCATCCTGAATCTTTTTTGGTGTTATAAAGATCTTTCTGAATCCCTTAGCTATTGTGGAAATTTCTCTAACTTCACGAATCCTGTTCTCAAGAATCATATCCTCTGCTGTTTTTAAACTCTCTTGAAGAATAATATATATAGGGTTTTCATCTGAAAAGAATCTTTTGGCTCGCTTAAACCGGTTTTCAATATCAGCCCAGTCATCAGCAGAAACTTTACCTTGAGGTTTATAGTTCTGAATTTTATCCCTAACTCTTTTTATCATTTTATCAAATGCCAACCTTTAACATCACTTTTTGTACTTAAATATACTTGGTATAAGTCCTTCCACCACTTTTCGTACAACTCATTCACCGCTTCCATTGAGTATCTACTAACAGCATATCTTCTCACTTTCTTTCTGTCTAGTTGAAAGGCTTTCCTGGTATTCACAACAAAGTCGTTTAAAGTATCACACCTATATCCACCAACTCCATTTCTAATAGTTTCAGGAAATACACCAAAGTTTGTTGTTATAGCAGGAGTACCGCTTAGCATGGACTCAACTGATGTCCCACCAAAGGGTTCAAGGTAAAGTGTCGGTAGAAACGTAACCATGGCTTTAGACAAGAGTTTCTTCCGCTCATCAACTCCCACAGTTCCGATAAATTCAGCTTTCTTGTATTCAACTCCAATTTTTCTCCAATCACCAGAATCTTGACCAGCTAATATGAGTTTCTTATCAAGATGTTGAGCAACCATTAAGGCTGTCGCTAAACCCTTCCTTTTAATCATTCTTCCTATATAAAAGAGGTAATTGTCGGGCTTGTTGCTAAACTTGAAATCATCTAAGTCAAAGTAGTTTGGAATCACCCTATCGTAATAGTTGCCGTTGATTGACTGTCTTGGGTGTTCTGAGCCATAAGTGAAGTTTTGAATATAGGCACTCTCAAAGGCTCTAAATTTTGCATAACTTCCACGATATCCAATACCAGGTTCACAAGTCAAAAACAACTTAACATCATCAGCTATATTTTTATGGTAATATCCCTGACTTAAAAGAAGGAAATCATCATCTTTCTTTCGTTTCCTGATTTCCTTAACTGCCCGTTGTCTGAATTTAAAATGACACTCGGTTTTCTTTTTATTCAAATCGTGTCTAAAATCTCCATTCTTCCAGTCATATCCTAATTCAAACCTGTTATCACCATCCCCCCACTCTTTTCTTATGTCCTCCAAATTTACTGTAGGTATAAATTCCAGGTTCTTGTGTTTAATGTCTGTATGGTCAACCCCATACAAAAAGACCTTGTGACCTTTATCCAGCAACATTCGTGTTAGCTTGTGAATCTTTTGTGTAAAAGCACAAGAAATATATTCCTTAGTTACCGGAAGGTGAGGCATGGCAATATAGTGAAATCTCATTTTGTAAACTCCTTTATGGCATCAATTAGCCTCTCATAGTAACTGTCTACAATCTTTCGACCTTTCGCTAAAGGTTTTCCCCATATTGTTTTGATACTTTGAGCAACAAGTTCCTTTTTCCTGAATACACAAACCAAGTAAACATCATCTTCCAAGTAAGGTAAAAAGTGTTTAATGGTTGCAGACTGTCGTGGGTCTTTCCAACCCCACATTTGGATTTTCTTTCGTTTCAACAAGGTCTTTACTTGGTGTTTATAATGATCAACTGCATGGGCTATTTTTTCATCACTTGGGATATTGTTCCAATCCCCACCAGCAAACTTTAAAATCTTGTCATTTAACTGAACAAAGTCTAAATCTTCATTGTGTCCATTACCACAAACGTCAAACTTTACTCCTGCACTTCCTAATGCTTGAGCCACAAAAGAAGTTCCACCACGTTTAGAACCTAATACGACAAAAGTCTTTGGACTTGTGTTTGTCATTTTAGAAAATTCCATAGTAGGCAGTTCCAAACAAACCATTTGAACTCATATCTTCTGTCTTACCTGTTCCACCCAACCACTTGTCTAACTTCTTTTCTTTTAAAGAATGGGGGTGTCCTGGGTTCTTTTTGGTATTTATCCACTCAAAAAGACGAATTATCTTTCCAACCTTTTTGGCATTTTCAATAACCTTTTTAGGACTATCAACGTGTTCTAAAACATTATAAATCCAAACTTCATCAACTTTAGGGTAATCATCCACATCCTCACCTTTCTCATCATTACAAACAAGCCCAATACTATTATATCTTTCTCTAACCCATTCAGGATATTTATTCATTAAAGGATCAATAGCATAACTTTGTTTGAAATTCTCACACTTAAGCAAAAGAGAACATGGTCCCGAACCAATATCTAAAATAGACTTACCTTTTAAATCAAATCTGTATGGAGTTTTAGGATTGGGTGAGGTTTTCAATCCCATCCTTTGAGCATATATCAGTTGTTTCTTTTCTTCGTTGAAGGTATTTACACAATTTCCCCACCAATTTTCTTCCCAAGCCTGAGCCTTTTTCCAGGTCATATATCAATATAGCAAATCGTTAGATATGTGTCAATTATGATCTTTTAAATGCAGGAAGAATTGAAGTATAAGTTTCTGATTCAAATGGATAATACGCAACCAAACCATCTTCACTGCCTGTAAGTTTGATTCCTTTGTTGTCGTCTATTTCTGATTCTGTTCTAATGTCATTCCAAACCCTAACTCCATCCATAATCCCATCATAAAAATCTGTAATCCCAGAGTTACTATTCCTAGCACCAATTATAAATGCCTCAGTGTTATTGTTTAATGAAACATTATTAGAAATAAGTGCTGACCCATTTCCTAAACTTGAACCATCTGAAAACAACTCAAATGTAGTAGCAGATGGCTGAGAAGTTTCACAAGTAAGAGCTAGATGTGTCCAGGTATCTTCAGATAGAATTGCATCTACATCCCATTGGTAATAATCATAATGATTGTCACCATCTGATATCAAGGCTTCTACTATCACTCCAGCACCACGATTAAATATTGTCCAATGCAAACCCCTTTGGGCTGTAACATTCGGATTCTCTTTAGCAATAATTGTAAAGTAAGTAGTATCTACAGGTAATGTTGCAGGACTTACCCAAGCTTCTAAGGTAAATGTCGCTCCTAAATCTAATCCTGTCTGGTCACCATCATCTATTTTTAAATAACTACTACCATCAAAATCTGCTGCATAATCACTACCAGCAAAGGGAGTATCTGTTACAGCATTTACCCCAGAATTGGTTAAATCGTTGTAACCATTATCTTCAAAATCTTCTATACTAAAGTTTGCCATAATTAAGTTGTAATAAATACCCTTCTAGTTACACCAGTCGTCAAATCAAAACTATATGTATCACTCCAATCTCCAAAAGTATCACTTCCACCAGGGTCTTTTCCTCTTACTCTCCAGTAATAAGTATCTGGTGCGGTTAATTCATCTGCTCCTTGAACTGTATAGGTTATTTGGTTGTCTGAAGCCCAAGGATGGGGATCACCTGTACCTGAAAAGGTGTCATCTGGGGTTTCTGAGAGTTTGTCGAGGAGGGGGACACTAGTCATTGGTTCACCATTAATATAAAAACAAGCATCCTCTCCTGCATCTGGGTACAAATTACTAATTTGTATTCCATCGAACAAATTTCCACTATGTTCAGGAGAAGACGAGTCTGTACCAACCAGAATTGGACCAAGCGTGGAATCACCAGTAACACCAGAAAAATCTAACATTATTGCATAAGCAATATTATCTCCGATATTAATTTGTTGAGCCCCAGAAAAAGTAAACGTAATCAATGTATACGAATCTGTAAGTGTATTTGCATCTATGGCATCCGAAGTTGCCAAAACAGACCCTGTTGCTTTACCATCAGTTCCAGGAGTTCCCGTAACCGCATATATTTTGGCATAGATATTTCCCGTAGCAGAAGTATCATAAAAACTATTTAAATAAAATTTGACATCATTGAGCCTATAAAGACCACTTATGGCTGGAATGGCTTGTCCAACATAATCTAGGTAATCTTTTCCACCATTTTTATAATCATTTTGATTTGATTCACTATAAGAGTCTATTGTTGTGTTACTACCATAGCTATAGCCACCACTATCAAAAGTATCAACAGTATCTACCTGTAGTTGATATTCAATTTCATCATCATCATCATCCGTTCCTGTAAATAGTAAATCTGGAGTAGTATCTGATATTTCTGCTGTATCACCAGGAGTATTTAAAGCCACAGTAGGATAAAACTGTTCATAGAAAGTAGCAGAACAAGCCCAACTGTCATCTGATGTTGTTTTTTCCCAAACTATTGTAGCTTCACCAGTTGGAGCAGTTTGTTCAAGAACCCAAGCAGACCCAGATGTCTGTTGTCCAAAATCAACTTCACTTCCTGCAAGTTCATTTCCTGTGGTAACCGCAAGGTCATTAACTGAGGAATCTTTGTTGACAATCCCACCTATACATATTGAGTCAGTTTCGGCTGGGTCAACTGTTACAGTATGAGTAGTTGTTGCTCCTGTACTACCAGCATTTGTACTGTCTAAAATTATCGTATCTGCAGAAGCATCAGTTACTAAATTGACCGCATCCCAAGAAAGGTCAGTACAAGACCCTTCCATTGTAAGAACAACACCGTATAACGTAATGGCTGGATTTAATTGATAATATACCGCAACAAAAGCATCATCACCATCTCCTGTGTTCCTATAATATTCGGCTTCAATAAGGGGTTCAGCATTAAAAGTTAAACTCTTAATTGCCGAGTCAGCATCAGATGAATCATATCCTTTAACAACAACTACTAATGCTTTTGTATTTGCGTCAGTCGTATGATTAGCACTTAGTGTTGCTGTAGTGGTATCGTCTGCATTACTAATTGTGGCACCCAGGGAAATTGCCATTATTTAACCTCCGAATCTAATAATATTTTATTTAAACCTGCTGGTGTTGTTTTACTTTTCGCCACCATGCTTGGGTCTATTTTTATAACTTCATAACCTGCTATTTTCACCCAGTGGAAACCATTTTCTTGAGTAGCGTGTTGACCATCAGAAAGTTTCCCCGTTGGAGTGTCGAAAGCTATACCTTTAGATCGTATCTCGCTTCCTACTATTGGAGAGTTGTATTCTTTTTCAGTTATCTCGGTTTTAATACCACCCTTAATGGAATAATACTTATCAGGTGCTACGCTTACTTTTTGTAATGCTATTGGTGCTGGCATATTAGTCTACCGTATATAAAATAGTAACTGTTAATTCAGTACAAGCTGTTATAGCAGTTGTAGCAAGAACTATCCATGAATCAGCAGGAATAGTTGCATCTGTAAATGAAGTCAAATTCTGCCCCGTTGTTGTATTAGTAATAGCTGTAGCTGCATCCAAAATATCAGTTGCTCCACCACCACCTGATCTGTCGGTATTATGGTATGGGTCAATAGTACAAGATGTTCCAACAACAACTGCCTGGACTTCTGTTACTGTAATAGCTACATAAGTAAAACCAAGAGCAATATCTTCAGAAGCAGTTGGATCTTCTACTGTTATGGAATATCTGTTTGTTGGTGAAGTTCCAGCAGTTCCTGTGTCCCCTTGATCACCCGTTACTCCAGTATCTCCTTGAGTTCCTGCTCCCGTATCTCCCTGAGTTCCAACTCCTGTTTCACCTTGATCTCCTGTTACACCTGTGTCCCCTTGGTCACCAGTTACACCTGTTTCACCATCGACTCCAGTATCACCTTTATCACCAGTTACTCCAGTATCACCTTGGACTGTGGAATCTGCTCCGGTATCGCCTTGGATTCCTGTTTCTCCCTGATCCCCCGTTACACCCGTGTCTCCTGCCACAGTCGAATCGGCTCCAGTATCTCCTTGGATTCCAGTTTCACCCTGAACTCCAGTTTCACCTTGGTCCCCCGTTACACCTGTATCTCCTTGAGTTCCCGTATCACCTTGGACTGTCGAGTCTGCTCCAGTGTCGCCTTTGTCTCCCGAACCTGTATCTCCTTGAATGCCCGTGTCTCCTTGATCACCAGTCACCCCTGTTTCCCCATCAACTCCTGTGTCTCCTTGAACAGTAGAATCTGCTCCAGTGTCCCCCTTATCCCCAGAGCCCGTATCTCCCTGGATTCCAGTTTCACCCTGATCCCCTGTTACACCAGTTTCGCCAGTTGTACCTGTTCCAGTATCTCCTTGGTCACCAGTCACTCCAGTTTCACCCTGGTCACCAGTTACCCCTGTTTCTCCATCAACCCCTGTATCACCTTGGACTGTCGAGTCTGCTCCAGTGTCGCCTTTGTCACCTGTTACACCTGTTTCACCATCAACCCCAGTGTCTCCTTGGTCTCCTGTTGTACCTGTTTCTCCTGCTACAGTGGAATCAGCCCCTGTGTCGCCCTGAATACCAGTTTCACCTTGGTCCCCCGTTGTTCCCGTGTCTCCTTGGTCTCCTGTTGTACCTGTTTCTCCTTGAATCCCTGTGTCACCTTGATCACCAGTTCCTGTATCCCCCTTATCTCCCGAACCTGTATCTCCTTGAGTTCCGGTGTCACCCTGTACTGTGGAGTCTGCACCTGTGTCACCTTGGATACCTGTTTCACCTTGATCTCCAACACCAGTGTCGCCTTTGTCTCCGGTTACTCCTGTTTCTCCGTCAATTCCTGTGTCACCTTGGACTGTAGAATCTGCTCCAGTATCACCTTTGTCTCCTGAACCAGTGTCTCCTGCAACTCCCGTATCTCCTGCTACAGTGGAATCGGCACCTGTATCCCCTTGAATACCTGTTTCCCCTTGAGTTCCTGTCCCAGTATCGCCTTGATCTCCTGCAACTCCAGTTTCTCCGTCTACTCCTGTGTCCCCTGCTACTGTGGAGTCTGCCCCAGTATCGCCTTTGTCACCTGAACCTGTATCTCCCTGAGTTCCCGTATCACCTTTATCTCCATCCCCAGTATCCCCTTGATCTCCCGTTCCAGTGTCTCCCTGGATTCCAGTATCACCTGCTACAGTGGAATCTGCACCAGTATCTCCTTTCTCACCCTTCTCAACTAATATGTCCCAATAGTCTGCCCAATTAGTACCAACACTGGGTTCGTCATTTGCCTGATCCGATGTGTGAGCCTGTATACAGACATAACCATTCCCGTCATTTCCAACACAATCTTCTAAAGAATAAGATGTAGAATCTGCCCAATCACCTTCCCAGGAATATTCAGTTCCAGTGTCTCCTGCGACTCCAGTTTCTCCATCAACTCCAGTGTCACCATCAACTCCTGTATCACCTTTTTCTCCGGTTGTACCAGTATCTCCTTGGACTGTAGAATCAGCACCTGTGTCGCCTTTATCACCTGTAGTTCCAGTTTCTCCATCAACTCCTGTGTCACCCTTGTCTCCAGTACCAGTATCACCCTGCGTTCCCGTATCTCCCTGAACAGTTGAGTCTGCTCCTGTGTCACCTGCTACTCCAGTTTCTCCGTCAACTCCTGTCTCCCCCTGATCACCTGTTACTCCTGTATCACCAGCTACTGTGGAGTCAGCACCAGTGTCACCTGCCACTCCTGTTTCACCTTGGTCGCCTGTTACACCAGTTCCCCCTTGATCTCCAGTCACCCCTGTCTCACCATCAACCCCAGTGTCGCCCTGAATTGTAGAGTCTGCTCCAGTATCTCCTGCTACACCAGTTTCTCCTTGATCTCCAGTTTCTCCCTGAGAACCAGTTACACCTGTATCGCCTTGAACTGTGGAATCTGCTCCAGTGTCACCATCAACTCCCGTGTCTCCCTTGTCTCCAACTCCTGTATCACCCTTGTCTCCCGTTACCCCTGTTTCTCCATCAACTCCTGTATCTCCTTGAACTGTTGAATCCGCCCCTGTATCACCTTTGTCTCCGGTCACACCTGTTTCCCCATCAACTCCCGTATCTCCTTTATCTCCAGTCGTTCCTGTATCACCTGCCACAGTTGAATCAGCACCGGTATCTCCTGCTACACCAGTTTCCCCTTGATCTCCAACTCCTGTGTCTCCCTGATCTCCAGTTACTCCAGTTTCTCCATCAACTCCAGCACCACCAATAGTTCCGACTGAAAGATTTGCGTGAACAAATGTTATATCTTTTGAAGCACCAGAAGTACATCTGGCATAAACCTCAATCTCATCTGTAGCAGTAATGGCATGAATACCAGTAATTGCTCCAATCCCCACATCCCCGGCACTTAAAAACCTTCTACCTTTTAAGTCATTAACTATTGATCCATCAACATAGATAGATACTTCGTAAGTAGACGAAGATGATCCAGAAAAAGAAAATGAAAAAGCCAACCGATAATCACCATTATTATTTATTGTAATTTTGTCGTCTGCATGACTATTAGTAACACCAGAAGATAATCCATCCGCTGTAAATTGTGTGACCTTATACCATTGGTTTTGAGTAGTAAGAGTTTGAGGTGTGGATCCACCATCTACAGATATTTCTCCATAATATGAGGCACTTGCTCCATCTGCACCTGCTGTGCCTGTGTCCCCTGTTGTACCAGTATCTCCTTGAACTGTGGAATCAGCCCCTGTGTCGCCCTGTATTCCAGTATCACCTTGCGTTCCTGTATCCCCTTGTACTGTGGAATCTGCTCCAGTGTCACCATCAACTCCTGTTACTCCAGTTTCCCCTTGATCTCCCGTTACCCCTGTTTCTCCCTGACTTCCAGATGTTCCTGTTTCTCCAGTTGTACCTGCTCCCGTGTCCCCTGCAACCCCAGTTTCTCCGTCAACTCCCGTATCACCTTTGTCTCCAGTCACCCCTGTTTCCCCATCGACTCCCGTGTCTCCCTGAACTGTAGAATCTGCTCCGGTGTCACCCTTATCTCCCGTACCTGTGTCCCCTTGAACTCCAGTTTCTCCTTGATCGCCAGTTACACCTGTTTCTCCGTCAACCCCCGTATCACCTTTGTCACCCGTTCCAGTGTCTCCCTGGATACCAGTGTCTCCTTGAGTTCCTGTTCCAGTATCACCTTGACTGCCAGCAGTTCCCGTGTCTCCGTCAATACCTGTATCACCTTTTTCGCCAGGAGAACCTTCACCTGCACCAGTGTCTCCTTTGTCACCAGTGTCACCCTGACCACCAGTGTCTCCCTGACCACCAGCACCGCCAGTGTCTCCCTGAGAACCATCATCTCCCTGACTAGAAATCACATACCAGTAAGTGTCATCCGTTGGAAGGTTTCCAGTAGTAGTCTGATAAGCAACATAAGAAGAACCCTCATAAGAAACAACATCACCTAAGACATATTCTGTTTCGGCAACATAATCCCCACGAAGATTTAACCCTCCATCTAACTCAAGGGTTACAACATTTCCTAATAGGTCAACTAACTTAAAAACTCCCATTTTACAAAGCCTCCCTTACTAATCCATATTCTAAAGATGTTCTTTCAACCCAAGCCTCATCATAACCCTCGATACTAGAATTATTCTTAATAGTGGCGTGTCTTATAGCAGTAAGTGTTCCCGACTTAGTCACTTTCCTAACTCTCCATTTCTCATCAACACTTTCTTCCCCAAAGTAGGTCAAAACATTTGAAACTCGCTGAGTGTCATTAACTTCCCATGTATCATTTACTGTTACTTGTAATTCGTCATTCTTGTTTACGATAGGTCTTGCTTCACCACCAGTATAGTATCGGAAGTGACTTGAATTATTAGCTGTGGCAACCTCAATCATTTTATCCATAGCCTTATAAAACTTCTTTCCATCGGACAGTCTTACTGAGATAGACTTCTTAGCAGACTTTGTGAGGGATTGCCAAAAGTCTGTTAAATCATTTAATGCCGACAAATCGACCTCTTTTTCCTGTATTTTTACAACAGGAGCAGGTTGTTTTGCTATCTTGACAACAGGAGCAGGAATTTTAGGAGCAGAAACCTTAATTTGAGGGTCAAGTTTTAACTTGGAGACAACCTTTTTAACCTCATCTAAAGCATCTACAACAACATTAAGATTCTGAACCCTTGTCTTATCGGATAAATTAGAAACCTTTACACTCTTGGGGAAACTCTTATGATTAGTAATTTCAACTTCTTTTAAGGAGGGAAGAATATCACTTATCTTAGAGATTGCCTTTTCGAGCTTGTCTATTTTCTTTTCTAGCTTAGATTGATTACCAACAACAACAGTTCCTTTGACATCAACCTTTTTCTGAGGATTCTTAACCATAACCGAGAAGGTGTTTGAGGAGAGTATCTTCTTTAATTCATCAGCTTTTTTGTTAGCCGACTTGACAACAAAAACACCAGTATTCTGGATACTTTTAATAAATTCGTTTGCTAGCTTTGTAATCGTTTCGTACATTTGACATTACTTGATCTGGCTTAAATTATAACCACTTCGCTGTCCGGTTCCTGTAGCTTCTGGAATAGTTCCTGCACCTGCCGATTGTGCCATAGCTTCTGGAGACATGGCTTGTGGCATTTGAGGTTGTGCCATCATCTTAGCTTCCTGTTCAGCTTGAATATACCTTAAGTGTTTTTCTGTGTATTTCTCAAACAACTGAATTATCTCTGGAGGATATAAGGTCTGGAAATCTTCAAATCTGATTGAAGCCGCCATTACAAGTTCAAGATGTGGGTCACGAAGTAGTATCTCTGGTTCTTGCCCTCTTTCCATCATAGCAATATCTCTTTGAGATTTTTCATCAAGTGACACAATAATATCGTCTATATTTTCCATATCTGGGTAGGAATCAATTAAGGCTTCCATTAGTGGTGTTATATCAGCTTGTACTCCTGCCCGACTAGCCTCCGTATTTATAAGGGTAATAAGATTTTGTAAAGAGGCTTGCCTCGAAGCAGGAGTCTGTTTAATCATTTCCTCAGACATTGTGTAAACATCAAAGTTTGCACTTATTTCATCTGGAGAAATTGTAACAAGTTCTCTTACACCCTTTTTACCAGTAACAGCGAAAGTTTGTTCTTCTGATACATATTGAGCATTAAGTTCAATAAAGTGATTCCCAAGTTTCTTCAACACTTGCTCACCAAAGAGGTCGAGAATCATTTTCACATTAGTTTCTATGTTCTCATCAATTATTTGCGCTCCTCTAGCAGTTTGATTGATTGCCTTAGTAGAAGCAGAACCAGATGAATAAAGTGATGAGATTCCACCAGTTCTTTCAAACTTAGTATTTAGTTCCTGTCCAACCGCCAACATTGACCTTGTAGAGTCAATCGGTCTTATTGGTTGAATTTGGTTTGGATCACCTGGAACTCTAATAATCCCTGAAGGTCTTTGCTGGAACATATAATCAGGGGTAGAAGCTGCCGAAGTACCGGCTATCCACATATTGTTGTTTACCTGACGGATGTTTGTTAGTGTCTGGTTTAAAACTTCAGTAGAGGCGATTTGAGTATCTCCTACAGCATCAACAACACTCATTGAGAAAAACTCATCATCTTCAGGAAAGGCAGTCATGTCTATATAAGGATAATGACCATGCCAGTATTCATTCTCCATGTTTAGATTTAAAACCTGCCTGTCGTGTTTAATTAAGGGAATATAGATTACATCTCCCTCAAGTGTTTGCATCCGTGCCGCAGGAAAAGTTGCCGCCATAAAAGCCATTCTATCCTTGGTGTCAGTGTCTTTTACGAAATCTGCTTCATAATCCAACTCTTTACTACTAACTCCACCCTTTTTAAGTTTTGCTATAAATTTCTTATCCCAATACTCATAACCGAAAGTTTCATTGTCTTTAATCATGTCTCCAATACGAAGTTGCATGAGTTCGATAATGTAAGGCTGTTCTTGTAAATCTTGGATGTTTCTATTAGGAATCAAAAGATTATTAAACCTAATAAATTCTAAATCCCCACGATTGATAAGAGGTCGCATCTGATAGGAATACTCATCATTTTCAACCACAACTCTGGGATCATACTTCCAGCCAGTTTTGTAGTAAGCCTTACCAGCAATATAGTTGGAGAAAAAACCTCTTGTAAGAAGTGAAGTCAGAGGTAATTCATTGATTTCCCAATTAACAAAATCCTGATTTACTTGCCTTCTTTCAAAATCTTCCTCTTTTCTTGCCTCAAGCCTAACTTTGGTCATTGAAGGATTGGACCTGGCTATGTAGTTTCTGATAAGAGGAAAGACTTGTTGGTCAACTAACGAATAGTCCCATTCATAAGTGTCATCTAAGTTGAGGACACCCTTATACAAGTTGCGATTGACTTCTACCCTGGAGAATACATTTTCGCACAACTCTTTGGCTTTTGTATAACGATTATATACAATCTCCGCATATTTTTCTTTCTTGCTAGTTGGCATCGACATATATTTTAAGTATAACCTACAATCCCTTCCCTTGTAGTATTTTCTTCGCCTTTATTCTAACTGTTTTAACCAATTTCATATAGGCTTGTCTCGATATTGACATTGTTTTGGCACAATCTCCATGTGTTATTTTATAACCAGAATCTTTTAATAAAAGATATGTAAAGACTATCTTGTGTCTATCTTTTAGCTTCACCAATAAATCTAAAACCAACATTTCTGTGTTTATACGAGAATACATACTTTCTTCAAACTTGTTACTGGAAAACTCCTCTGCGTGTCCGTCTGCATGGTCATAACTCGACATTGGATATGCCTTTGGTATGAAAACTAATCTAGGCATTTATCTGGGCAAGTATCTTAGCCAACACCCCCTTTCTTTCTTCAATGCTTAATGAATTTCTAGTTCCTGGATATCTCCTGTACCACAAAAGGGTTTGAGCCTTTTTGATTGTGTAATTCTTACACATGGCTCTTATGAAGAAGTCTAAATCTTCCAAAACAGGCATTTCCCTAAACCCACCAAGTTTTTCATAAACTTCTCTTTTCATCATGGAAGTCACTGGTATAGGCATTTTAGATTTTCTAGTAATGTATTTTTTAGTCATAGTGTTAGGAGGAACTGATAAGTAGGAATTACCCTCTTGCCACACAAACAAGTCTGGATAAGCGACATCTGCTCCTTTAGCAATCACCAGAGCCATTTTCTCCAGGTAATCAGGAGATAGAACGTCATCTGCATCTAAAAAGAGAATCAAACTTCCAGTAGAGTAATTAAACCCAATATCCCTCGCCTTACAAACACCAACATTCTCAGGAAGAATAATGGTTGTTGCTATGGCATGAGCCATTGGATTATCACAAGCATCATGAACCAGAATAGTCTCTTTTGGTTGTCTAGTTTGTCTTTTAACAGACTCAAGACACTCATTGAGATATTCTTCTTTCTGATAACAAGTAACTATTACAGAACAATCTATTTTAGGTGCTTTCATTTCTTCTTTTTAACCATTTCTTTAAGTAACTTGATTTCCTTTTTCAACTTTTGTGTTTCTTCTTTTGACTCCTGCATATAGGTTAAAATATTTTTCGTGTTTATTACTAACTCACGAAATTGCTCTCTTATTAGCATTTCATTAAACATTCATATCACCCCCTTCTTGATTTCATCCTCATTCTATTAGTAAGCCAACTTTTTGTTTGGTCTGCCCATTTAGGAGCATCTTTGGGTTTTGTACTCCAAATGTCGATGTTGGTGAAAAAATACTCCATAGAGGTTCTAAAATGAGATGTCCAATCATGAATTGGCAATGAAACAGGTTGAGTAGACTGTGAGGTTTCCTCTCTTTGAGGATAACGAGCAGACTTTAAACACTCCATTAAATACTCTGTTCTGGCACTTATATCTACCTCAATTCCTTTTTGCAAAGCAATCTTTGTTTTCTCCCTGCGAGTAGTAAAGTCATTTTTAGGAATTGACTGGACAAAAACCCCAACCTTTTCTAGTTCCTGTCTAGTAGTTGTATCTTTTACTAAGTAACTTCTTTTGTTTACATCAGGATCTCCAAAGTGAATAGCCGGAGGGTATTGTGCGATATCTGTTACTGCCTTTATGTCATCATCGGTATATTGGAACTTAGAATCCATCGGTTTTCCAAAAAGAGGGTAATACCACTGAATAACCTTGTCTTGTGACTCAAAACAGTCAACAATTCGCCATTTACCATTAGCAGGGTTTTGTTGCCAGAAAATCAAGGCTGTACCATCCAAACCAAAATCCCAACTACAATAAAGCTGTTTGTTTACAAGGAATGGGAACTCACCAAAAGCGGCACTCTCCATTTCAGGATAAACCCTACCTGTAATAGAGGTTTCCCAATTAATCATGATCTCACGATTGAAGTCCTCACTTGAACGTCTGTCTCTTTGAGTTTCTAACCACTTTTTTGTTTTTCTTGGGTCTTGGTTGTAAGTAAGAGTTACAACTTTAATTTTCTCACCATCTTTACCAAAACGGAGTCTTTTAGCCTTAGAAGGTCTGTCCCCTGGAGTTGTGGCAATAATTCGACAATTAGTAGTATCAGCAGTTGCTCCCCAAACTGCAATTCCATGGTCCCAGAAGGCAAACTCATCTAAAAAGATCATTCTATGCCTAGAACCTCTTGAGAAGTTTTGGTTAGCAGATTCACCGGAAACAACATTCCCATTTTCAGGATTGATTAAAGACATATAAGTAAAATGCCTATTTCTGTCAAAACCTTTAGGAAGCATAAAATCAGGAAGCCTGGAAAGCATATAGTCAAGTTTTCCAAACAAAGATTCTTCTTTGTTTCCAGTTGTTCCACCACGCCTGTTGTCAACATAATCCTCTTTACGAGAACCAACTAAGACGTTAGAACCTGGTTCGTATCTCCACATCCAAAGAATGGTAGCCAATATCGTATAGGTTGCTCCAACCTCCCTAGACTTTTCAATAAACAAATCCTCACCATCTCTGATACTTTTTAAAATGTCTCTTACAAGTCTTTTTTGAAAGGGGAATAGTTTAAATCTTAAATGAGGACTTTGTCCTTTTGGAAGTTTTGGATTAAAGGTATAACAAAAAGTGTCAATAAAATAGATGGGATCTTCAGAAGCCTTTTCCTTCATTCCCTCCAGGGTAGCTTGAACCCTTTTGACTTCTGCTTCAGACAGGTTTTGCATAATTTCTAATTGCGTGCTATATTTTAAATATGGTTTTTTCTTCTAAAAATGGAACGAAGTGGTATCTTCACACCAGAAAAGTAATTCTTCCTAGAAACAAAATTGAGGCTATTTCTTACTACTTTAGCAAAGAAATTAAAGATGACTACTACAAAGGCGATTTGCCTCTTAAATACAAAGTTTTTGAAACCCACAGTGGGCTTCCTATGGTTAAAAAGGTTTAAATAGTTTTTCATATTTTGGTCTTAATATCTCACCACTAAAGTTCTTCTTGCCGAGTTTGAAAGCCTTTTCTTTTAACAACTTAGTTAAAGGTCCAATAGAAGCCAGCCAGTCAATTTTCTCTGCCAATCTTTTAACATCAATGGAATACAAGTCAATTTTACTTCTAGCCATGAAAGAACCTTTCTTCTCCGACCTAATAAGCCAGTCTTTGGGAAGCAACTTATTATTAGGTGAGATATCAGTCATAAAAACCGGCAAGCCACTCATCAGGGCTTCATTTGTGGTCAAAGACAATCCACCAAACCTCCTGGGTAAAATAAGAGCATCAAAATTCTTATACAGCTCATAGTTGTTTACAAAATCCTCTATTCTGTATTTCACTCTCTTGTCATCTAAAAAGTAAGTCATCGGAAGTGGATGTTGGGTGTGGATAACCAACTCAAAATCTTCTTTAGACAATTTAACAGCTTCTAGTAAATCCAGGGTTCCATTTCTGTCCTCAGTGACCAAAGTTCCAATAATATGTAGGAATCTTGGCTTCCCTTTCCTTTTCATGTTAATTTTCCTTGGAATCTCAAACTCATCGGGGTTTATTGGAGGGGGAAGATAAGCAACAGAATCCTTACCGAACTTTTCTTCCATCTCTTTAATTTTCCAATAAGAAGGCATTAAGAATACATCTGGAGCAGGAAGGTAATGTTTACCCAGGTTTTCACAAAATTCATAGTTAGACTGACAATAAGTCTTAATTCCCTTTTGCCTAGCCCAGTGAATCATGTTGAAGTTATAAGGATTCTCGCAAGTAAAGATGTGTGTAAGGTTCTGCATAAAAGCGAGAACATCCTTATCTGAAGGAAACCCGTTAGAAACAAAGAACTCAAAATCCTTGTACCAATCAAAGTTCTGTTTCTTGTTTTGGGAAAACCCAGAGGAATTAACAACCAAAATCCTATCTGGTTGTATCAGTTGTGCCAACCTCCTAGTTTGAGCGCCAAGACCAGAAGAATTAGCAAAAGCTATTAAACCTATTTTACCACTTTTGTTCTTTTTCATATTTGTAATCAGAGCCTCTCCCATCTAAGTTTAAGGATCTCTTTATGTTTTCTCCTGGGATATAAATGTGCATACGCCACTTATCCCAACCTTTCATTTCATCAGCCATCCAGGCATCAATAACTTTACCATGAATCAAATCTTCTATGAAACAATTACTGTCCTCTGAAAAGAACTTGATTACTTCTGTGTAAAAGTCTGTTCTAGCCAAGTGCGGTCTTTGTGACCACTGGTAGGTTTTTAACAATCGGTTTTCTACCTTGCCTATTATCATATATTCATGTTCTTTTGGAATACTAGCCTCAAAATGAAACCTTATAAGAAAGGAATGACCTGTAAGTAAAGTTCTCTGTAAATATGGAAAGTCTATCGGTTCATCCACAACCAAAGGAGTGTCATGCTCAACAAACAACAAAAGAGGAGTTTTAATCATTGGCATTATCTTTTTCATCATTCCTGACTGATGTTTGTGTTTTTTAAACAAAACTGGAACTGTTTTTGAGTATTTGAAGTTACACATCCACAACATCCGATTTATATACTCACTATATCTTTCAGAAAAGTCTTTCTGTTCATCTCTAACCCCATCAAACCCTATCACTATCTTACAATCGAGGTGATGTTTAACACTATTGAGTGCCTCACACATCATTCCAGTATCAGGGTGAGACTTAATTGGAGAAGTAACAACTACAGCAGTTGTAGCATCCACCGGACATCCTAATTGAATAGCAAGTTTCTCTTTAATCTCTTGTTTTTTGGAAATCCACCAAGCATAAACTTCGGGACCTTTGTCTTTGTATTTTTCAATTAAATAGGGAAGTTCGTCATAAGAGGTTAATATTGGAAATGGAGCATCAGAAAACATCTTTTGCCAATATCCTGTTTCACCTGCAACATTAAACTCATCAACAATAGGTACTGCTCCACACTCAAGAGCCTCATATACACGGAAACTACTATGAGAAACATTACCAGACGGACAAAGAACAACCTTAGAACCAGCCATAGCCTCAATATATCTTTCTGGAGAAAGTCCCTTAGCAAATCCATCAGTCGGAACATATAAACCAACTGTGGCTTTTCGTGCCAATAGTTTTTCTAAAACCTTACCCATCTTTTCACGCCTGGTATGATTAATCTGACCTGCAAAAAACCAGTCATACACTTTTGGAGCATACTTAGCCTTTTTAGTATGTGGAGTATAACCAAGAGGTATTAAGTTCTCACAATGCCCATACTGACAATAATGAATCATGTCTGGATGTTCTAGTTTTGAGCAATCAAATTTACCTTCCTCATCCGAGGTTATGAAAACCATTACTTTTTCATGTTTCTGAAGTTCTTTGTTAATTTTGTCTATTACATCACCCTGATAAGCACCAGGGACTAGAAAGACCTTCCTATCGCCTTCTGGTAAGTCCTCAAGCAAATCTTTAATAAAAGTCTGGTCCCAATAGGAATCTGGAGCAACACCTACTTTTACTGTTAAATAGTTTATTTTCATTTAGTTAGTTTAATCCAAGTCCATTGTGGGTGAATAAGTCCATGTAAGGCACGATCTTTGCTGAATTTAGCGATATTCAGTTTACCGACTCTGTGATGTTTAGAAAAAGGTTCATCTTCGTCACCATGTATCATCTGGAAAATAAACACACCATCCTTTTTAAGAACCCTGCTTGCTTCGTCAATATAGAATTGTACTGCATCAAAAGGAATGTGTTGAAAAACTAATACACAATAAACACTGTCAAAGGTTTCGTCTTTGTAGGGGATACTCCTACCATCAGACAACTTAAAATGACACTTTGGCTTCCTCTTTTTAGCAATCTCCAACATTCCTTCAGAAATATCTATCCCACAATAACCATCTTGCATTAAACGACCAACTCCACAACCTATTTCAAGGGTTTTGCCTTTTTTTAGTTCCTTACCAAGAAGGTCTAAAAAGGGTGCTTTGCCGATATCAGAAATATACTTTATATCTACTTTGGGATCTTTACTGGCTTTGTTCCAATAGTTTTTTTCTTTTGTTAGTCTATTCATACAAAAAATGAGCTTCGTGTTGATAATCCAAAAGAGTTTCCTTGTAACCAATCTTTTGAATCCACCTTCTGACCTCGTAAGAATACTTCCCATATTGATCAAAGAGAAACTCTGGATGAAGTGAAAGCCAAATCTTAGGATGATATTTTCTCAAAGTCTGTTCCGCACCTTTTAATACTTCCCACTCAGAACCTTCTACATCCAAAGAAATAGCAGTCGGGGGGATATGTAATGATTGCACAGTGTCAATTCTGATTTGAGGTATATCACCAGGATCTTTCAATTCCTTAAAACCATGATTTGTAATAATTTCCTTATTAGAACATTCTGGAAAACCCTCAAGTAATCTTGCACCCTTAGTATCTTTGTTACTAGCAAAACCAACAAAGGAAAAAGGTACATCTAGGTCATTTCCTTCCCAAACGGCTCTTACATTCGACCAGACGAGTTTGTTAGGTTCAAAAAGTACCACATTTTTAACTCCCCAAAGCATACAAAGTGCTGGCATCTCCCCTTCCTCTACTCCTACATAATACAAAACATCATCTTTGGTGAGTTTTTCATACATAGAATCCAGTCTTTTTCTCTCCCAACCCTTTTTGGAAAACCACTCTTTGCGGTTTGCCCTGTGTTCAGGAAGCAAAATATCCCACTTGCCATTAATTTTCACGTTTTTCATCTGTTTACAAATCTAATATAATCTTCTGGAATATCAAAATCGTCTGTTAAGTCATCAATAATTACCATTCTTTCACCAAAGAGTTCTGAATTGATTAAATGGTCTGGGAAGTCCAGTAAACACCTATACAAATGACAAAGTGAAGTTCCATTAGCTATTTCTTTTCTAAACAAATCGGCAGACCTATTAGCACCACTCTCAATTAATTTATGTTCGTTGGGATAAAAACCTATACCAAAAGGTTCAGAATAAGGTTTTCCGATATTACTTGGTCCTGAACGACCATATAACATCCACCTTCTTGAAAAATCATTGACTATCTTGTAAATAGCACTTTCAGTGAAGTAAACATCCCCAAAAAGAATCACAGTTCTACCTTCTTTGTTCCAAATAGGTTTGGAATCCATGTATTTATTGGCATCAATATACTTCGGGTCATACTTGGGTTTATATAACCCTGCTCCCTTAAATTTGTACTTACTATTATCTGATGCAACAACAATATCCTCAACTCCATGAGTTCTTAATAATCGAATAGTTCTTTCAATAATAGGTTCACCATCAAACTCAATCATGTGCTTTTCAATTCCCTTGTAATTCTTCCACCTAGTAGATTTCCCACCAGCCACAATAATATAAGTAGTAGGCACAGTTAAGAGGTCATCTTTTAACTCAGTAACCATTTCTCTGATATCTTCTGCACTAATTCTTTCCTCAACCTTGGATAAACCAGAAGCGATAGGATGATTTAAAAGGATATTAAAACAAACTTGTTCAACCTTCTGTTCATAAGGCATACCCCAGGGATAATAAACCATTTTGTCTCCCCACAACTCATAAGCATCACCTTCCAAGAAGGCGTGCATAATTACACTGCCACTAACAGTTAAAATAACTTGAACAGCAGAACTCTCTTTAAAAGTCTCTATTTCAAGGTTTCCTCTCTTAATTATTGTGTTTTTCATCTTTTAAAATACAAATCTCTCTGTTTAAAATCAAAATTAAAGTCAAAAGGTTTACCATCTAACTCTAAAACCTTAAATCCGAAATCTTGCAAAATTCGTATCAATCCAGGGTAAGAATCATTAAACACAGGGCTAATTTCCATTATTAAGTGTTTAACTCTATTAAGACCAGATGCAAAATACCTGATAACGTGTTCCTCTGCACCCTCAATATCAATTTTCATTAATTCAACGTCTTTGTCTAAGTCAAAAACACCCTCTAAATCTTTATCAAACCATATTGTGTGTATATTTGCCTTTGGAGCATTTAACTTAAAAACCTCAACATTTTCTATATCACCCTCAAACGCTTCAACCTCATAACCAAACTGACTCGCCATCCTTGAATACCAACCAACATGAGAACCAACATCAATAACTAAGTTCTTTTTGTTTCCTTCTTTGAGGATTTTTCCTATTAACTTGGTTTGTTCTTTTTCCCAAGTTCCTTCATTGAATAAAGTACGAGAAACATCATCTTGACCAGTACAATAGAATCCAGGTTGACTTCTATACTTATTCCAATTAAAAACAGTCATTAAACCCAAATCTGTCTCAACTTCTAATCGTTCATGACTTTTATGACCAGCTTCACAAGTTTGCCTTTTAACTCCTTCTCTAATCATGATTTTGAGGCTTTTATCCTTTCTAGCATCTCTACTGCTCTGTGGGTATAAGTTTCACTTTCTCTAACTTTGTTAAACCCGTTTACTCTCTTAATCTCCCGAAGGTTGTTGTTTTTCAGGTAATAGTCAATACTGCTCTTTAAAGAGACAAAATCATCATGGGTGTAATGCCCTACACCAATAGTATCTACTCCTCCAACAATCGGATTAAGAAGAAAACCTCCCCTGCCACGGACCTCATAATAACGATCAGAAACATAGTTTTCTTGTGTTCCAAAACACGAATCTCCAATTACTATCTTACTGGAGGCATACAGAGTGTTTAAATCATGTCCTCTAACGACCTCAATACCATCATTTCCATAATGACCGAATTGATCTTCGTAAGTCTCTTGAAGGAACTCTATAAGTTGTGGTCTGAAGGGATATTCCTGGTGATAGCCCTTAGAACCAGTAAATACAATCTCATGTGGGAATCGAACTGGATCAGGAGCAGACATATAACAATCCCGTTCTACGACACCTGGTTGAAGGTAAAAATAGTTTAAATTATGTTTTTTATACAGTTTTTCGGCTTCTGGAGAACAATCCGCCATAAAGATATATTTTGTAAACCAAGTAGCCTCTTTACCCACGTCTTTTTCCCGTTCTAAACCAGCCCACTTATCCAAATGAACTGATACGGTAGGAACCTTGTTTTTCTTATAAGTCTCAAAAACTTCTTTTAAGCCTAAAATATTGTAATTCGGGTCGTGGGTGTGACTATAAAGAAGTAAGTCTAAGTCTGGCATCCATTTAAGAAGAGTGTCTTTTGAAGTTTCGTTCTCTTGAAAAGTTACTACATTATGCCCTAACCTAAGAAAAGTCCATTTCCGGTCATTCTCTGTAGAAAATTCTGGTATGAAGTTACCTATAAATCCTATTCTCATTCTTCGAATATCCTTTCCAGTCTTATTCTTCGAATACTTATTCTCATAAATCTCCCATAAATAATAAAGCTAATACGTTCAAAATCCCGGCATACCAAATAAGACAAACAGTAAAGACTAATAAAAAAACTCCATAAGCCTTATTCATTAATTTAATACTAACACCTTGCTTTTATATAAGTCAAGACATACTTAATTTCATTTAGTTACATTAGGGGAGGTAATGGGTTTTTAGAAGGTGTCTACATCTGTGGATGTTTTAAGAGTATGTCTATAGCTGTGGATACACCCTCCCTTTACCTAATCAAAGACACTTGTGAGACTCCCAACTGGTTTATTTGCACCCTACCCTACCCTACCCCCCCCATGACCTGTCGTTCAACTCACTGCACAGCCCTGCCCTGAGCTGATGAGTTGATTATCCTTGTAACATGATGGGGTTGATTAATGCTTACCGCTAAGCTAACATATATACATGGACATAAAAGAGATTGCCAAACAACTAGGGAGCAGAGGCGGTCAGGCACGAGCCAAGACCTTGTCAGCCTCAAGGCGTAAAGAGATAGCAAGTAAAGCAAGTAACACCAGATGGGGGAATGCTTACCGCCAAGCAGACACCAATCAAACACAGTCAAGGTATTGTCTTAAGCACAAGGTAAGGGATTGTGGAAAGTGTAAGTGAGGCTATCTACAAGGGAAAGGGTACTATTTACAGTCTATTTACAGTCTATTTCACCCTTTACGAGGAACTATCCACTCACCATTTCAGGTACTAATCAAACTATATCCTTATACACTTATACAAGAATTGGAAAGGGTTTTTTACTTCTTCTTACGGGATAATTCCAACGCTTCATTAAGTAACTCAGGGGATATTGAAAAGATATTGTTTTGAGTTAGATTTGAGGGTGTTTCTGTAATGCCATGATGTGCAGTCAGTAAGAGTTTGACAATGGCGGAAGATGACTTTTTGTTTAGACCATTAACCATTAAGTACTCTTTTTGCTTCGCTCTAATTCGATCTAGTAATACACGAATGTTTGAAGCGTCCTCGGTTCTTGCTTCGTAGTTTAACAGCGCCTGCTCTGATATATCGGCATGAATTGAGGCTGATACGATTGACGGAAAACTGTTTTCTGATAACAGAGAAATATATTCTTCAATCTTATTGTGTAACTCTCCTCGATCTTTTTTATTAGCAAGGGATATCTTGTACTTAGTGAGGGCTGAATGTTTCATTCCTTTTAAACTCATAGGTTAGTAGGTTTTGATGTGTAAGAGGTTGGCGTGCCTGTGTGTAATGCTTGCATATCCTCTTATATGTTAAGTATAGCACAAAAACTGCTCGGTCTTAGCCTCAAATTGGTCATCAATAATACTTGACAATAGCACGCCGTGTGTTATACTTAGAGTAATGAAAGACAACAACAAGATACAAATAACAGTTAAAGGCGGAGTTGTGGTTGAAGTCGAATGGATAGAGAACAACACCAACAACCCAGACAAACCCACAAGCATAATTCCATTAATTGAAAACGAAAATTACACCATTGTTGACCTTGACTAATATGAAACTACAATATAACCAAACTACGGGGAACGATTATAAAGGAATGAACCAAGCTATTTTAATGGCAGTCAAAGACGATCAAGACTACAAGTCAAACTCATGGATAACTTTCGTACAAGCTAGAACAGCAAACCTCAAGTTAATAAACGCCAAAGGCAAAGGAGTACATTTAAGAACATTTGTTGACGATACAGACAAGAAAGGCGAACCAACCCAAAGACCCATTCATTTTGTAGTATTTAATAAGGATTTAACAAAGAAAATATAACATGGACAAAACAACAGCTACCACAATTTTACAGCAGATCGGCGGAAAAGCCCTGTATATGATCGGGGCAAAAGGTAAACCAATGATAGCTTTAGAAAATGGCGTAATATTCAAAGTCGGCAGGAACTCAAAAAGAGTAAACAAAATCAAAATCCTGTTAAATGCTATGGACACATACGATATTGAATATTGGTATAACGCATTCAGTTTAAAAACATATACAGATAAAAGCAAACTAATATCTGAGGATAAGGGAATATACTTTGACGGATTGAGAGGATCAATAGAACGAAACACAGGACTATATACAAGTCTATGAAACACAAAATAACAAAGACAGAATGGGACAACCACTTAGAAGATTATAAATCTATTAAGAACGGACAACATTATATATTAAAATTTGTTGAGGGATCGGGAACTTGTCTTGTACCCGTTGAGATTGTGCCAGATAAAGAAATCAAAGACACAAGCAGACAAGATAACAACAAGGAAATAATGAAGTTGATGGCAAAGATTGTTAAATTAAGTAACTTTCGATTTGAACCAGACTACAAACCAACACCAGAGGAATGTATAGCTATGGCGATCACAAATTACTTTGAATGGGACAGCCGAATAGTTGATGTATGCAAATGGACACTGATTGACGCTAATTTCCACGATCTAGCAGAAAAATTAGAAGAAGTGGCAAAAGAAAACAAACCAGACTTTAACAAGCTACAAGTTACAGCAGAATTGAGCAGTTCACAGCTTGATCTTGTAAAAGAATTTATAGAAAAGATTTAATCTATTGAAAGCTTGGGTTGGTACTAAACCCAGTCAGACAGCCCAAGCCTTGAGGAGATTAGAAAGGAGAATATGAACAACAAAACATACAAGGCACTGAAAAGATTTATGTCGGGCAAATACGGCAAAACCAGTTTGCAAAATGAGCAAGACAAAGAACAAGTTGAAGTATGGATAGATGAAGTTGCCAAAGAGTACGAAGAAAAAGACACTTTATCGAAAAAATCTCATGGATTGATTGATAAACTACTTTGTTCCGAGTATGAGATGACAGAAGATGAAGATGACTATCGTTTTCAGATACAGAAAGCACAAGGCGAGATTGACACACTTATTGAAAAATAGTTTTCACAATGGGTTTGAAGTTGTCGAACCTATTGGTGAGAATTAGAAAGGAGGATAAATATATGAAATGTAAAAATTGTGGGTCTAATGACAAATGGAGATGTCCAGTATATCAATCGGTTGATGTAGAAGTAGGCAAAGATGGGCAAATAACAGATAATGGGATAGACTTTTCTGATCCTGACTTAGAGAAAAGTAAACTGTTTTGTGATAATTGTGGAGAAGATGCAAACTAGCTTTCACAGGGTAGATTATCGAAGGCTATAATCTGCCCTATTGAGAATTAGAAAGGAAAATATGAAATACAAAACAATAGAATTAAATCAAACCATAAAATATATTGATACTTGTCCTAATTGCCAAAACAAATACGCCAAGATCGAAGCAATCAAGAACGATAAAGAAACTCTTATAACAAAAGTAGATTGTTTTTACTGTAGACAATGAGTAGGCAAAAGGTTTTGGAAACATTTTTAAATGACGAAGTTGATCAAGTGGAATTTGGTATATATAAGTGGCGAGGGATTTTATACGAGATATTACCTTATAAGAAGATACTCAAAAGCAAGAAGTTAAAAGCCAGCCACTTTATTAAGTTCCAAGACAATACGCTATATGGTATCAGGGAAATATCACCGGCAGTATATAAAAAACACTACTTGACAAAAGCACACGATTAGTTTTATAATGAATTATGGAATTTGACCAGAAATACCTCAAGACACTTATAACAGTAATGAAAGACAATGTTGACGATTTAAGCAAATGGTCAGCATATAATGGGGACAAACTTCAAGAGGAAGCAATTAAAATGGAAACTATGTTAGAAAACATCAGAATTGACAATTTATGAACGAATATCAAGAGAAAGTTAAAAACGGGATTTGCCCTTACTGCGGATCGTCTAATTTAGACACACACCAAGAGCCAGACGGGGAAGATTACACACTAGAGATATTTTGCCACGATTGTAATAAAATTATATGATAATTGATACATATTACCAAGACTTAATCGACAAACAACTAATTGCTGATAATAAAGCAAGAGAAGCCAAACACACTTCAAGTGGTCTATTGAGTGCTTCAATGCTCTATCAACCCCTTAGATTTCAAGTCATGAAGTCTATTGGCATACCTACAAAGAAGTTTGAACCATATCTGTTAGGCAAATTCAAAAGAGGAAACGATGTTGAAGATTGGTTTGTTGAAAGAATGAAGAAAATCCTTGTAGATACTCAAGTTGAAGTTAAATATCGGGGAGCAATCGGATATCTTGACGCTATTCTAAAATCGGACAAAGCACAATTCAAGAAAGGAAACATACCCCATGAAGTCAAAAGTGTAACCAACGCCAAACTCAAAAGAATCACCAAAACAGAAGTCGATTATCACTTTAAACTTCAGGCTTGTTTCTATGCTCTGGGACTTAAAAGTGAATACTATGCCTTAGATATCATCTCAGCCGAAGATTTGAGAGTAAATACCTATATATTCCAAACCAGACTATTAACCAGTGATGTTAACAAAACAATAGAAAGCTATGACAAAGCCATGAAAGACTGGAAAGAAAAACAGATCCTTCCAAAGTTTGAAGTTAATCCCAAAGTACCTTGGACTAAAAATCTAGCTTATGCTCCATTTGAAGAAAAGTACCTTAAAATGACAGACAAGGATTTAATCAAACAATTATGAGAACAATTAAATTCAGAGCCTGGGATATTGGATTAGCAGAAATGATTTACTTTGATATCGTTTCAGTTCAAGACCAAGACCATCAACTATTAACAGAATATTATGAGGATGGACAACTTATGCAATTCACTGGTCTAAAAGACAAAAACGGAAAAGAGATATATGAGGGGGATATCCTCAAATGTCGGATAATGCTAGATTATGATGTGTTTAGTAAATCAGAAAACATAGAAGTTAAATTTGAAGATGGACAATTTATACCAATGACCGAAATGAAAATGACCAAACATAGAATGTTAGGGAGATATTATGATTATGAAATTATTGGCAACATATACGAAAACAAAGATTTACTAGACATAGAAGAAAGAGGAGATGATTCAGGAAAATACGAAGGAGATTATTTTGAAACTGAAAGTGAGTAAATTTAAAAGTTGAAGGGTGGGGATAAGAGAGGACAGGAAAGCTAGTCAACCTTAAGTTAGTTTGGGTGACACCAACCTTAAATTTGGATGCTAACTGGACTCGGTGACAATGCAGAACTCCGAGAATGTCCCCACCACTTGAACCTTTAAATATGAAAGTACCCAAGAATAACAAAATTATTGCATACATAAAGCTGAAGTAGTCAGTTGATTGCATATATGACAAATAAAGACATAAAAGCGGAGGTTGAGGAGCTTTGGGACTTAATAGAAAAACATGCTCCTGAATTTTCAGACGAATATGGATGGGGAACTACACAAAGTTTGTGTGAGGAATTACTAGAATTAAAAACAGAAGCCCTCAAAGAAGAAAGAAGTAAGGTGGTTGAGGAGATAGAGGGAATATCCATTGACCTATCAGCAATTAAAAATAGAAGTGTTGTTGGGGTTGTAAAGGAAACTCACAAGCAAATTCTCAAAACCCTTAAAAACATATGAACACAAAGGATAAAAGGAAGGAATGTAAAATTTTCGACCATGACTTCAAAAACCTTATTCGTAAAGGTAGGGCTGATTGGAGATGTCCAAAGTGTGGAAAGAATGTAATGATACTTTTAGTTTATGCAGAGCAAGCAGGAATAGATTTAACAAAATGCCAAATAACAAACTAGATAGTGTGATGGAGTGGGAGGTAGAGTTTGATGAAATAACAGATGACTTAAAGGCTATGCCTTTTGATACTCAAATGAGGGGAACTAAACAATTCATCACCAAAACCATAAAAGCTATATTGAAAGATGTAGAGTTAAGCAAAGAACAAATTGAACAAGCTAGTTATGAAATGCCATTGTTTATTGATGGCTACAACAAAGCAGTAGCCGAGCAAA